AGTTGCAAGAAATGGTCTCATCTTACATCAAACTTGCAAACAAGACAAACGAGCTCGAAGAATTGAATGAAAATATTTTCATTCTTGTAACAAATGGGAAAGGTGTTTTATCGAGCCACGAAGAGTGGGAGCGTATTATCTCGAGAATTAAATTTTTATCTGTATTGAAGGTAAAAATGAAAGAGTATCCAAGTGTTACCAACAAGTTTATTTTTAAAAATATGGATATTCTTGAAGAATTGTGATACAGGGGGACATACGTCCCCCCTCTGACCCACTCCTAGATGAGCAAAGGAAAAAAAGGGGTAAGGCAAGGGGTCAGAGGGGACAGCATGTTCCCTCAAATCAATGATTTAAATCGCATATTGTCAATAAATTTTTGTTTTTTCATCGACCCGGTTACAAATGGTGACGTTGTATTGAATGATGCAATTTTTTCGGTGATGATGTTACCATTTTCATCTGAATACATTATATTCTTCAGTCCGACTGTTTTCAATTTTCTGATACAGTCGCTGCACGGCGTGCTATTGGCATAACAAATTTGTCCGTTGATTATAATACTTCTCACAACGCAAATTGAAAACTTATTTAATTTGCGTTTTATTTTATTTGAGTTTCGAGTTGCGTGAATTTTGATATAACTATTCAAGAATTTTGTCACGGTTCCCATTTCGGCGTGAATGCTGCAGCATATGTTTCGGCGGTAGGACGTTCTGGTGTCAATGTTGTGACCTGCGCAAATTTTTTTACCGCTTTTACATAAAATAGCGCCATGCTTGAATTGTTGAATAGATAACCGGCTTTCATCTGCGGCAAAGCTGGCCAGTCGTGCAATTTTGTTGGAATGTTGTGGTTGTGGTTGTGCCATTTCTGTTAAAGGGGGAACTTTTTCTTATTTATCTTTATTAATACTATCTTTTACTTGTATATCATTTTAATAATCAATTTTGTTTATTAATGATTATTAAAATGAATGGAAGATTAGCGTCGTTTGCTTTTTTGTCGTTGTCGTTTGCTTTGTATATATATATATAATTTTTAAATAAATGTTTACCTAACATTTAAAATTTTCTTTTGAGTAGCCAATTACAGCACAAGCAATTCTTTTCCCGGCATTTCCGGTTTTCAAACTTTCAGCATTGTTACCGTGCCCGCAATCATCTTCATCTTCATGAATAATAAGCCCTCTTCCAATAATGTTGGATTTTGACCCTCTCAACTTTATAAAATTGTCATAAAATGTGTACTTTGCTTCTCCTTTCCCATTTGTTTGAATGTTTCCTAAATCGCCAACATGCCTGTTTTTCATTCCAGGACAACCGTGGGTGTTTCCAAACGGATTAAAATGCGAACACATACTGGTACATTTATCGGTCAAATCCCCCGCTTCATGAACGTGAAATCCGTGTTTGCTTTTTGGTTTTAGTCCAGAAATATTCAGGTCGATTTTTATTCGACCATTTGACAAGTCTTCGGTAAAGGCAACCGTTCCTTTGATTACATCGGAGGTAAACACGGCAATTGCATAAATAGGTTTTGAGGTCATATTATGATATATTGTATAAAAATAATATATAACAAGTAAAAAAACGATAAAAATAATATACTTGAAATAATACTTTACAACCATAGTTTTTATACAAAAATAAAAAAGAATTTATGAGTTTATGAAATAATATAATTTTAATATAAATATAAGTTGATAAAATAAATTAAATTAATAAAAAACCATATATGGCAACACCAACACCAACACCAACACCAACACCAACACCAACACCAACACCAACACCAACACCAACACCAACACCAACACCAACACCAACTACAACTATTTCAAATATATTTGGGTTTTACATAAATTTGAAATCTCGCACTGATAGAAAAATGCATGTGGAACATCAGCTCGACCTCATTGGCATTCGCGATAACGTAAAACGGTTTAATGCAATACATAATGTAAATGGCAGAATCGGTTGCAGTTTAAGCCATTTGAAATGTATCCAAATGGCAAAGGAACAAAACATGGAATGCGTTTTGATAATAGAGGATGACATATCCTTTTTACTTCCAGATGAGTTTGTTAAAAATGTGAATAAATTCTTATCAAATTCGAATAACATATGGGACGTTCTTTTGCTTGCGGGAAATGTTCTTCCTCCGTTTACCACCAACGACGAAGTAAGTATTAAAATTACTCATTGTCAAACAACCACCGGATACATTGTTAAGCGACACTATTATGATACATTAATTTCAAATATTAAAGAGGGTATTGAAAAACTTATGAAGAACCCGGAACATCATTATTTTTTTGCAATAGATAAATATTGGATAAATCTTCAAAAACAACATAGATGGATGCTTTTAATTCCATTGACTGTTGTTCAAAAACCCGATTACAGTGATATAGAAAAAAAATATACTGATTATCAGCATTTAATGACAAGCATTGATAAAAGAAGGCGCTAATATATAGGGCTAAACGTATGACGACCGAGCGGGCGAATGGGCGTGTGGTTTTCCGTCCCATTAGAGTCATCATCATCAATCAAATCCGATAATTGTCATTCTCATTGTTTTGAGCAGGATGCGATTGGTTGACGCTTTTTTATAGTCTCTTACTACTTTTTTTTCTGTTTCAACAATTTGCTCCAACAGTTCCGATTTTTTGTAAGATGATTTTATAAAGTTTATAAATTCAGACTCTGTTGTTTTCACTTTAAAAATGTGTAGTCCTGGACCATTATGGTTTGCACACCACGGTAAAAAACTGCGATAATTATTTAATAATATGGATGTTAAAACATAGTATGCAAACACATTCGTATTCTCTCTGTAAAATGATGACACATATTGTTTAGAACTTTCTGAATCGTCAACCAGCACTGCATAATTTATTCCCATGTAGTCTAATATTTTTATGCACTGATAAAGAGAGAAGATGCATTCTAAATGTAAATAAAAGTCGATATTTTTTTTGAATTTGCTCAATGTTCGAGATTCAAGAGACGGTGGCGACTTGAAAAACGTTTGAAAAACCACGTTCATCACACGCGCCCATATTTCAGCATACGTTTCTGAAAGTTTAATGTTGATATCATCAGGCAGAGAGAACAGTTTTTTCAAATACGTGTCATCGTCACACTTTTCACGATGCTTGTCGCAAATGTCAAAGTCTGCCCCAAATGCATGCATTGTTTCGTGTATTAACACTTTGAACCATTCTTCTTGTCTATAAATTACGATTTCATTATGTTTTTCGCATCGGTATGTGTATCCCGTGTTTGCATTTTCAGGACCAATAAAGTCTCCTTTTGCTTCGGGAATTTTTTTTTCAAAGGGAGTAAGGTAAATATAAATGTTCAATGATTCGCCACATTTTGATTTGTCGGAAATCATAGATAACCACATATAGACTCGGTGCGCTAAACCTTTGTAGTATGAAACGACATCATTTGCATTTGGATTGTTTTTAAATATAGTAAAGTGTAGTCGAACAAGTCGATTTTTTATTTCACATTGAAATGTTAGAACTTTACATGCTTCATTTTTTATGTACTGTGATATTTCTGGAGTAATGTACGTGGTCGAAAATGACCTTGGTCGCGGAATTTGTGAAGTAATGTCAACATCTACTTCTTGAAACTCAAAACAGCCAGAATTTTTTTGTGTGTTCACATACACATTCGCAGCGTTCATTTTTTCATACAACATTGAATACACTTCGAGTAGTTTGCGAGCATTTTTTTTTTCTTCTTTATTTTCATTTTCATTCTCTCTTTTTTTTTTCGGCGATGCTGGTTGTTCATTCAACGGTGTAAGTGTAGCATTTACATCATTTTTAAAGAGAGACTGTACCACTTTTTGCACAAGAAACAAATCTAAATTCATATAGTGTTCAATTATTATTATTCAATATTTTATTATTACAATATTATTTATATTCATATATTCATATATTTATTAATAATTATTATATAATCCAATATATAATAATAAATAATAATAATAGTTAGTCACTTCAAATATGAAGATAAATTATTTAGGAGTGGTATTAGTAATACTCATGATATACTTTGGATTCAAAATCTATCAAGATTCTGAGTCATTCAATTTGCGATGTGTGATTTCAAAGGTGGATGGAAACACGTATTGCGTGAGAGAACGGAGTAAATTAGAGTTGGCTGCAGATTTGTTAGCGGAAGCAACAAACAATATGAAAAAACTTGTAACATATATGAACAAGAATCACGCGTCCAATCCTGCTGTTAAACGTTTGGTTGAAAATTTCAATCCTGATAAAATTAGCGAGACGCTTCCAACAAGCGAACACACCGCATATAGCGAGAACAAGGGCGAAAAAATGGCTTTTTGTTTAAATGAAGATAAACAAGGAACCAGGCTAATCGACTTAAGCACATTGACGTTTGTAGCCATTCACGAACTTGCACACCTGATGACTGCAAGCATTGGACACACTGAAGAATTTTGGGACAATTTCAAATTTTTACTTCAGTCTGCAAAAAAATCGGGAATATATGAACCTGTCGATTATTCAAAGTCACCGGTGCAATACTGCGGAACGCGAATCGATGAAAATCCTTTTTACAAATAAATTTTATTTTAATTTTATTTAACAATTATTTTCAACATATTGTTTTATAATTTCAAAATTATTGGGGTCTGTGTTGTAATTAGGGTCACCTTTTGTCCAAAACCACTTGTGAAATATCAATTCATACGGTATTAAAGAATTAGAGTAAAAGCTATTTTTTCTTGATGGATGTTTATTGTTATTCATATTCCAGTTTTTTTTATTAGTCCAGTCTATTCCTTGGTATTTACTTATCATACAATCAATGCTGTATCCATGTTTTAAAATGCAATTACTTAATCCATATTCTCCATATACAATTGCAGAATATTTACTTTCATGAATTTTAAAAATAGTTTTTTCTTCGAACAAAATTCTCAAACCTTTTACATCTGTTACGAAAAAAAAACCTTCCACTTTTGGACCATATCCACCATCATCTGTATGAGGCAAACAACATATTGTTGTTCCCACTAATTTTACTTTATCATTTATTTTTCTAATAAAATATGTTGACCAGTGGGTATTGTCATTAAGGTAATTAGGAATTATCGGACCACATACGCCGCTATTCATAAAAAAAAAATAGTCATACTTTTTATTGTGTTCTTTAATATAATTTAGTGCGACAAAATGACCACCAAAATCATAACCAGTATTTTCTCTCTTTATTACTTTGAGATTATCAATCGTGGGCAAAGCAACAGGGCAATCATAACCATTTATTACTAAAATATAATCAACATCATCTCGAAGACGCATTTCTTTTTTTACAAAAAAACTCAAGTTGTAGTTAGCTTGTTGAGAATTATAATACACATAACTGATAACTATTTTCACCATAATAATATATAGTAGTAAAAATTATATTTATATTTGTTTTATTTAATTTTTGTTTTATCATATTATTATTTAAAGTTTTTTTTCATTTTCATTTTGATTAAAATGTTTTAATCTTGATTCAAGTGTGTCAAGTGTGTCGAAATTACAATTTGCATTATTATTATGCTGATTATGAAAACATGTCAAGTAAAAACATTTTTCATCAGAGTTGTATTCTTCTTCTTCAACATAATAGTCAGAAGCAGAAAAATGAATGAAGGTGTCACACTCGTAATCACCGCATACATATGTAACGTATACACGATTCAACATGTGACAATAAGTATTCAAAAACTCATTATATAATTGACTTCCGCCGATGATCCATACTTCGTCATATTTTGCAGATTCACAAAATGACATGGCATCAGTTACAGAAGAAAAAATGTGTGGATTTCCAGTGAAACACGTACATGAGGTTGAAATCACAATATTTGTTCTATTTTTCAAAGGACGTCGATTCTCCGGAATGCTAAACCATGTGTTTTTCCCCATAATTACAGCGTTGTTACCCGACCCGGTTGTCCGTTTTGAAAACAAGGTCATGTCTTTTTTCAAATGAGACCATGGCAAATTATTTTTGAGTCCAATTCCATAATTTTTAGAAAATGCAACTGCAATATTGATTTTCATTCTAATTATATGTATTTTATATGTAATTTATGATTAAATAATATTTAATATATATATCTATATTAACTATTATAATAAATATTAATAAATATCAAAATATGAGTTTTACCAATCCAATTGAAGAAATATATAAATGCAGCATACTAACAGCGGGTGCGGGTACTAGTGATGGTGATGGTAATGGCGGAATTCCAAAATCTGTGTATGTCTTTTATGGTCATTTAAAGGGACTTCAAATGAAAGATGATGCATTGCCAACATCTAAACAACTGACACAATTGTACAGACAGTATGTTAACGATGGTTCTAATTCCGAAGCATTTAAAAACGTTTTTAGCAAAGTAGAATTAAGAAATATATCAAAATACAAAATAAAAATACATTTTGTAAATTTTAAAATATATTCTGATGACACCATTGATGTTGTAAAACGAAAAATTATGTTGGCAATAAAAGATGCCGGCGAAGAGTCAGACGCAGAATATACCTATGATGAGTTGTATTTATTCTCAAAAACTCCGATATTGTTTGACTCCAATGAGGTTTATCAAGACTTATCAAATTTGGGCAATGATGCCGCAGGATACGAGCAACAGGTTAGTTTGAAACCGTCGGATTTGAAAGATTATTTAATGGGGTTCAGTTCTTCATCCGGAGAGACAATTCATGTGAAAGATGTGCTCACCACATTAAAAAAATTGAATACTCAACAATTATTCAAAGATGTTCCGATTGGACAAAGTATACCTGGAAGCGCTTATGTAAATCCTTTTTTCATTGAAACGCTTGTTACCGAGGCGGATGCTGGTGCTGGTGCCGGTGCTGACACAAAACACGGAAAGATAAATAAAAATAAAAAAATAAATACAAGTAATTTTGGGTCTACGAAACTTTTATTAGAAACAAAAAATATAATTCATAATACACTTTTTGCATGTTTTGCAAAAGACGTTTTGAAAATAAAGAAAAGAACCGAAAGTTATGAAAGTGATGAGGATGGTGGAGTACTCAAAACATATTACCCACAACTATATTCAATGGGTATAAAAAATATGCAGGAACTGGAAGCTTCTGCCATTCAGTTGAGAGAAGAAACACAAAAACGAATCATGTCTCCAGAATTTCAACGAAATATGAAACAAATTAATTTATTTTATGATATTTTTGAAGAATCCAAAAAACCCAAATTGAAAATGGAAGATTCTGGAATAACCTCTATTGACATTGAGTTGGTCCCAGACCAAAAGTTCAATTTTCCTTTGGAACTTTTATTCAAATTGTTTCATGCAACAAAACAGTGTCAGTTGATTAAATACAATCCGCAAAATCAAGATTCTATTTTCAGAATGTATACGCAGGATTCGACAAAAGATGGTAAAAAAATACCATATTTATTTATTCAGTATCAGTCAGAGTCAAATAAAATATTCGATATTCAACAAATATCAAAAAAAATGACTGTGTTTTCAAAGATGATGAATGTAAATAAAAAAAAGAAATTCAAAAGTTCAACAACACGTGTTAGTTTGTACATTATTTATGATAAACAAAAAATGCAACACGGCATAAAACGCCAGGAGCAAATTCCGTTTTTTTGCGAATTTGATGAAGCAGGTCACATATATATTCATTCTAGCTTTAAACATACATACACGGAAGATGCAATCGACGAAATGATACGTTCAGCCGTCTCTCCGCATTTGAAAGTCATTGTTGATTTTTTAAACCAAAATGGTTACAGAATGCGCGATTTTTATTCCATCTATGATGATAATGTTGTTATACAAAATATAGAATATTTGTCTATTTCAAAACTTAATAACACAGAGCCAATTGTTTGGAACAGTTACTATGGGTGCATTTCAAGCGTTATGAAAGTAATTGAAAACAATTGGAATTCTGAAGAAAAAGGTGTGACTATGCAGTATATTCGTGTTCCTAACTTTGATGAAAATGTGCTTCGAGTTACATATATTGAAATGTTATATAATTCCGGATTTCGAGTTAAAAAAGATGTCATTTCTCTCATGATGAAAAATTTATTGATTTCAAAAGAAGTGGCTGAAAAAAGTTATAGCGAATTCAAAACAAGTTTCGATGGAAAGTATGCAAAAGTAATACAACAAAAAAAAATGCCTAAAAAAATATATGCTCGTAAATTTCCAGGATTTAAAACATACATGATAAAAAGTCTGGGAAATTCGAAAAATACAATAACAATAAAAATAACCGGAATTAACAATATTTATATTTTGAATCCCATTCGAGTCTACATTGATTCGCTACTTCACATATTTGGAAATGATGAAAAGTATATTCCGGCACGTCTTGTTAGTCAATTATGTGACATTGCATACATTGGTGAAAATGTTGTTCCCGTTGCTGCTCTTCCCATTGCTGCTTCTATTGCTCCCACAGCCACAGAGGAAGAAGAAGAGAGTGAAGAAGAAGAGAGTGAAGAAGAAGAGAGTGAAGAAGAGGGCGAAGAAGAGGAAGAGGAAGAGGGCGAAGAGGAAGAAGAAGAAGAGGAAGAGGAAGAAGAAGAAGAAGAGGAAGAGGAAGAAGAAGAAGAAGAGGAAGAAGAAGAGGAAGAGGAAGAAGAAGAGGAAGAGGAAGAAGAAGAGGAAAAATTAAAAAATAAAACACCAAAGTCATCCCCGAAAAAAAGTGAAGTGAAAGAAAAGAGTGACCAAGAGGCGAAAGAAGAGGAAGAGGAAGAAGAAGAGGGCGAAGAAGAAGAAGAGGGCGAAGAAAAAGAAGAGGAAGAAGAAGAGGAGGAAGAGGAAGAGGAAGAGGAGGAGGAGGAAGAGGAAGAGGATGAGGAAGAGGATGAAGATGTGGGAGACTTTGATATACTTGGCGGAGATGGACCTGGTAATGATGATGATGATGGAGGCTTGACAGGTGGTGCATTTGAGTCTAATCCGGTATATAAACGCTTAAAAAAAATGGAACCTTTTTTGTTTGAAAATACACCCGGATATGCGACAAATTGCGGTTGGAGTGCACGGCGACAACCAATTATATTAACAAAAGAAGAACTAGAAAAAATAAATGCCACAGATGAAAAAATTGGACAGCCATCTTACTATGGAACGCCTTTAGAATATTCGAGCGGTGATAATGAAGATGACACAGAAAATAAGCATTATTACATTTGTCCACGCTACTGGAACGTGATCGAAGAACGATCGGTTTCACAAAAAGAAATAGATGATAATAAGTTACAAAAACATATAGTAACCAAAGAAGAAAATTATGATCCAGCAAATAAAAATAAATATATTTTAGATTTAACAACATCACGAGAACATTTTAAAATGGGTTCATATAATCCTTATTTACCAGGATTTTTGAAAACAGTAAAAACAAAATCAGGAAAATGTTTACCGTGCTGTTTTACAGGAATGAAGGGAGTTGGTAACAGTGATGGAAAAGACTTTAAAAATTATAATCTTTTTAAAAAGGAACAAGAAGTAATTAAAAAATGCAAACAAGATCTTGTTTCTGTTGCACCTCCTGCACCTGAAGATGAGATGGCAGGTGAAGGAGAGAAGATAGAAACGACTGAACAAGAACAAGTAAAAAAACAAGAGAAAGAAATTCCAAAAAAGAAAAAATCAAAATCAAATTTGTATGTATCAAAATCGGATGCTGGATTTCCTCTTCAACAAAATAATCTCGCATTTTTACCTCATTCTCTCCAGCTTTTTTTGTTTGATAATGAAAATTATAGCAAAGAGTGTAAATCGTCAAAGGGTGACATACTCATAGATGACAAATTATGTGTCTTGAGAATGGGAACAGTTGAAGAAGAGAGAGATGGTATGAATTCAAATAAAAATCAATACTTTATTTCCTGCATTGCAAATATTTATAATTCATTAACTGAGCAGTCACTTTCATCAAAAGAATTCAAACATCAGGTTTTGATTCCCCGGTTAACTTTTGACAATTTCATCAGATATCAAAACGGAACACTTGTTGAAACATTTAAAAAGTTTGAATATGTTGATAGAGAGAAGTTGCTTCAATATAAAGAAACGGAATTATTTAAAAAAATATTTGTTGGTGATGCCGATAACATTGATGATGATGAAAATGCAAAAGTAGTATTTTTTAAAACATTAATAATGTCATATGAAAACTTTGTAAACTATTTGAAAGATGACAGCGTTGTTATCGACTACACGTATCTATGGGACTATATAACAGACTCAATTTTATGGTCGGAATTCAAAAAAAATGAGAATGAAGCAAAGCGCGTTCCATTTATTCATCTTAACGGACTTAATTTAATCATTTTAGAGTTGACAGATAATAAAGATGAAGTCAATGTTATATGTCCCACAAATCATTACTCCAATTCAACATTTGACCCCAGTAAAGTAAACATAATTATTGTAAAGTATGATATATATTATGAACCATTGTATACCTATTTAAACACATCTAAACGCAACATAGTTAGCACTGTGTTATTTTCATCCATTAACTCACTTAAAGAAAAAGATGTTGAAACAAATGAAATTAGAATGGCTCTTAAAAAAATAAAATCTTTTTTTGATACAGAATGCAAACCTCAACAACTTATAAAATCAATTACTCAAAATAAATCGTTTGACGAAATCATTCAAATTCTGAACCAGTCAATGAAACAAATTCGAGACAAGGAAGATGTAAAACAAATCATTGACTACTCTGGAAAGGTCGTGGGGCTACACGTTACAATGCAGTTGAGTTATGGCGAGAAAGTACGTCAAGTCAATGGAAATATATTATGCAATCCATCCTCTATAAATCATAATTACAAACTGGTTTTTATAAATCGTTCGCCAACAATTTGGAAATCATATGAGCACACAAAAGAATTTGCATCGTTTATTTCTAAAAAAACTAAAGGGCAAATACCGTGTACACCAAAATGTAAAGTTGTCGATGGTGGATACATCATCGGAATCATGATTGAAACAAATCAATTTACTCCGCTTGGAAAGTCAGTTCCAATAAACAGCGTAAAAGATGACGATTTAAAGGTGGTTGAACTCGGAAATAGTATGAATGTGGACATTTCAATACTTCCTCAACTGAAACGTATGGGGTTTGCACTGGAAACCGACGTAGAAAGAACAGACGATGTTGAAAAAATACGACTAGAAACAAATTTTTATAATGCATTTCGCAACATTGTTCGTGTCAACCTCAACAGTTTCAAGTTTATGGAGTTGCGTAACTCTATTGAGTCACTCATTTATAAAACAGCAAAGTTGGTAAAAAAATCGAATAAAAATCCATATGACATAAAACAACAACACGCGATATATATGAAAAAACTGAGTGAAATGAAATCATTGCTAGTACGGTTGGCGCACAACCATGTTCAGTTCACTGAAATCAACCCGTCCGTCTTGAAAGATGTATACGAACAAAATATTGCGCTCAGTTGTATGAGAGATACAAACTCGTCCACATGCAAAAAAAATGCGTATTGTTTTTCTGTCGATAAAAAAGATTTGGACGAAAAAGACGAAGGAGAATGTGGACTTTATATTCCCAAACGTAATCTGGTTGACAATACGGATAACGAACATAAATATTACATTCGTCTGGCAGATGAACTTTTGCGATACAGGCGCATCCGAGCCTTCATGTTACATCCGAATAAGTATTTGACATTCGATGACATTCACTATAATTTGAAAGATAATGAAATGTTATTATTTGAACCGGATTTAGCGAGATATCTTTCTGAAAATAAACGCGCAATTGCGATGAATGATTACATAAAATACAAGAGTTATTACACGACGGAAGGCGAAGAATTCATTGATGAAAGCGGAGATGATGATGATGATAGTGAAGGTGATAATAGTGAAGACGAAGAAGAGATAATATAAGATTAAATAAGGTTAAATAAGATTAAATAAGATTAAATAAGATTAAATAAGATTAAATATCAAAATTATATTATAATTTAGTTATAAATAATTATGAGTATAAAAAATAAATTATTTGACATTACAAATAAATCTAAATATACAACTGATGAAATATTTTCCAACATTAAAAATAGTTTAGATGGATATAGTGTGAATATATATTCATGTGGTCCAAGTTTTAATAAATTTCATGATAAATTACCAACTAACAGTAAAACAATTAAAGTATGTATTAAAACCACTATTGATATAATACAAGATGCTGATATATTTATTTTTGATAATAGAGTTAAAACAGGACCACGTAGTAAATCAAAATATAACATTAATGATACTTTTAAGATATATATGGGAGATTATTTTTTTGATGATTTTAATAAATTTATTGGAAATATCCCAAAACATTACAACTATCCAGTAAATGAAACTAAATTTCAACCAAATTTAATATTTACACCAAACGTAAATAGTACAATGATTGATCCACAAGAAATAACATTATTTGGAAATAATAAAAATAATATCATTTATGGAAAGTATAATATTTTTGTTCCTTTAATCTATAAATTACTAGAGTTATTTAGTTATATGGGGGTTAAAAAATTTAATATTACTGGATGGGATATGATAAGTAAAGATTTTAGTCAAAGTCATCATTATTCAGTAGGTAAAGTTACAAATAAAACAATAGGATATGATACACTTATTAGTTTATATTATGAATGTATTTTAGATTACAGTAAATTTGATATAATATTATATTCTGATGAATCTAATGTTGACATTTTAGTTCCAAGATATAAAAATGTGGATATGAGTTATCATGTATTTAATAAATTTTTATCTATAGATATTGAAAAATTAGTTGAAAATATTAAAAATATTAACAATAATGAAATATTATATTTAAAAATGATTGAATATATGATTATAAATAAAATTAATATTATATTGCCTGGAAAAAAATTCATTTTTAATGATTTAAATAATATAATTAAAGTTTTGAATTATTTGAACTTAGAAATTTGTTTTAATAATATATTGAAATTTCAAACTGATATAAATCTAGACGAATTTTATGATAAAATACCTAATGATTTTGATGTAAATAAATATAAAGAAATAAATGGTGACTTGCAAAAACTTTCAAATTTCGAAGCAATAAAGCATTATAAAAATATTGGAATAAAAGAAGGAAGAAAATATAAAAAATAATTCAAACTTATATAAAAAAATAAAAATATAAATAAATATAAACATGTTATCATTTGAAAAGTTACAAGAAAATTTTTTTATTATATGTGGACCAAATGTTATTGAAAGTGAAGAACATACTATGAAAATGGCAAAATCTTTGAACGAAATTTTTTCCAATTATAATGTTAATTTTATTTTTAAAACTTCTTTTGATAAAGCGAATCGTTCATCTGGTAATTCTTATAGAGGATTAGGTTTTGAAGAAGGTTTACGAATTTTAAAAAGAGTAAAAAATGAATTAAGTATACCTATAATTACTGATATTCATGAAAGTTGGCAAGCCAAACCAGTAGCTGAAATAGCAGATATTTTACAAATACCTGCTTTCTTGTGTAGACAAACCGATTTATTAAAAGCTGCTGCAGAAACAGGTAAAATTATTCAAGTAAAAAAAGGTCAATTTTGTTCTGCAGACCAGATGCATAAATCTAAAGAAAAAATAATAGAATTTGGGAATTCACAAGTTATTTTATGCGAGAGAGGCAATTCATTTGGATATCAAGATTTAGTAGTTGATCCTAGAAATTTAATTTGGTTAAAATCTGATACAAATTTAGTTTCAATGGATATAACACATTGTTTACAATTACCTTCTCAAAAAATGGCAGATGGAACTGTTCAATGTGGTGGATACAGAGACTTGATACCATATATGGGTAAAATGGCAATATCATTAGGTGTTAATGGTATATTTATGGAAACACATGATAATCCAGATAAAGCGCTTTGCGATGGGCCTACCCAATGGCCTTTAGATAAATTGGAATGGCTTTTAAATTTTTTAAATATTAATAAAAAAAATAATTATAATTTAAAATACACATCATCATCAATAAATAATGAATATGTATATGCTGATTTAGGAACAATTGAGAAAGATGCGTCAGGATTATTAGGTTCATTTGATAAAGAAAATCTTCGTGGAGAAAAAATATTAAATAAATTTTTAGAATTAAAATTTGATAATGTTTTAGATATTGGTGCTGGTGCTTTAGAACATACTGAAATATTTTTAAATAAAGGTAAAATTGTCGATGTATGTGATTATGGTAATAGTATTTATTATGATAAAAGAATCGAAAATATAGAATCTCAAATAAGAAATAAGTATATTGGAGATTTTAATATGATTGAATTTAATCATAAATATAATGCTATTTGGTGCTGTCATATTTTAGAACATCAACTTAATGTTAATTTATTCTTAAAAAAAATTTATTCCCTATTAAATGAAGATGGATACTTAGCAATTATTGTTCCTCCACGAAAACCATTTATTGTGGGTGGTCATGTTTCAATATGGAATGCTGGATTAGTTTTGTATAATTTAGTTTTGGCAGGTTTTGATTGTAGTGAAGAATGTTATATTAAACAATATGATTATAATATTGGTATAATAATTAAGAAAAAAAGTATAAAAGAATTACCAACAAATTTAAGTATGGATAAAGGTGATATTGAATTATTATCTAATTATTTTCCATTTGATGTTAAACATAATTTTAATGGAGATATAATAAAATTTTAAAAAATATATATAATTAAGTCGGAATACATATTCGTATATACTTTTAATTAAAATTTTATATATCAAATATGTATTCCACAGCTGAGTAATATGTAAAATATTTATTATATTTTAATTAAAAAATTTTTTAATTCATCAAATTTATTAGATGAATTTAATTTTTCTATTGCTAATTTTTGTCCATTTTTTCGAATTTCATTTATATTTTTTAAATTTAAAATATTATTTATTTGTTGAATTACATCCTGTTTATTTTCATTAAAATTGATAAAACAACAGTTTAAGTTATCAATTAAACCAATTTCTTTAACATATTCTTTTTCTGAAATAGGCATAACTAATAAACTACCAGCAGCCAAAATTTCATATGTTTTTAATAAAATTACATTAGTATTTTCACATTTATTTGTCGAAAAATTATAAAGATATGCTGAACTAGAAAAACATGCAATATATTTATTTAAATTTTTATTGTAATTATTATTTTTTGAATCTTTATTAATAGTTCTAGGTAATATATCAATCGAATTACAAATTGATGATAATTTCATTAAATAAACCCTTTCTGGATATCTACCACATGTATCACCTGACAATAGTAATTTATTTATCGGCGCATAATTAAATTCTAAATATGACAAATTATAACATGACCAAAACTTATTAAAAATAATATTATCTTTATATTCATTATAATTGATATTATGAAAATTATTTAACTGTTCCAAATTTTTGGAATTAACAATAACTTTGTAATTTTTAGCCTTAAATATTAATTCTGTATGTTCACGTCTAGGTCTTGCGCGATGATGGTTCTCTCTCCACCAATCAAAAGCAAATATAACTATATTAGAAAGAATATTTTCAAATGAATGTAAAAATTTAATAATATCTACATGAAAATCATGTTCATTTACACTTTTTACATAAAAATGATGATATAATATAATATTGTTATTTTTATTGTTATTATTTATTATAAAATTTATTGCTTCTTTTGAATTAACATATACCGTATTACAATATTTTGGTAAATAAATATTTATGATATCATGTGATTTTATGTTACATTGTTCATATTCGGATGAAACTAATATAAAATTATTCATATATATATTGAGCTAGAATATAATTTCTAATAAATTTCTAATAAATTTATATATATTTATAATAAAATTATTTTAAATCTGTATATTTTATAAAAACTGTAAATAAATTATGCATCATTAATAAAAATGAATACTATAGAAGTCTCTCTGTTAATACTATAATAAATATTTATTATATTTATTTATTTATTATATTTATTATATAAAGAATAAATTAATAATAATTATTATTAACTATAATGTTAAAAATTTTATGTTGTATTCCAGCTAGATATAATTCTTCTCGTTTGCCTGGTAAACCATTATTAAAATTTAATAATAAAACTATTATTAATCTTGTTTATGAAAAAGCAAAACAAACAAAAGTTGATGAAATTATAATTTTAACCGATGATCAAAGGATATATAATGAAGTTTTATCTTTTGGTGGCAATTGTGTAATTATTGATGAAGATTGTTTAAATGGCACGGAACGTATTATTAGTTATTTAAAAAGTATTAATCATGATAAATATGATATTATAGTTAATATTCAAGGGGATGAACCCTTTATTAAACCAAATGTTATAAATCAAACAATTGATAATTTTATTGAAAAAAAACCAGCATGTTCTACTATTTGCTTCAAAACAAATAATAAAGATGAAATTTTATCAAAATCTAGAGGTAAAGTAGTTGTAGATAATTTTAATAATATTATATATTGCTCAAGAAATGTAATACCTAGTAATAAAAAAGAAAATATAATTTCACATCATCAATATAATATACATGTTGGTATTTTTGTTTATGATAAAAATTATTTACTAGAACATTTTTGTAAAGAAAATACAAAAAATCAATTATTAGAAGATATTGAATGGTTGAAAATAATTGAACAAGGTTTTAAAATTAATACAATATTTTCAGAAGAAATGGAACGAGGAGTTGATACAATAGAGGATTTTGAATATTTGAAAAAAATATATGAATCTTAAATTCTAACTATACCAATAATTTTTGTGTTTTCTCTTATTGGTATATAATTACAATAATTATAATTTATTTCAAATATATATTTTTCCAAATCTTCAATATAGTAATAATTTTTATTAATATTATTAATATTAATATATTTGTAATCCATACTTACTAATAATCTTCTAATATCACCATCTGTTAATATACCTAATAAATTATCTTCAGTATCAGTAAAAAAACAACAACCAATTTTGTATTTTGTCATCTCTAATAATACTTTATTTATTTCAATATTTTCATTTTTATCATTCATAATTATTTTTGGAAATTCTTTTATAAAAATATCTTTTACTTTTAATAATTTTTTACCTATATTACCTGATAAATGATTTTCTTTATATTTGTCAATAGAAATATTGTTTTTTAACGATGATACTAAAATATTACAAAAAGTTAATTGACTCATACAACTATTTGTTGGTATTTTATTTATTACACCACTAATTTCATTCTTGAATGGTGTAATTATAATAACATCACATAATTCTTTAAATTTAGATTCTTCGTTACAACATATTCCAACAGTTTTTATACCAATATTTTTTAATATTGGAATTATATTAATGATTTCTATTGTATTACCACTATTACTAAACATTAAAATTATATCTTTGTTTGTTAATGTTCCTATGTCACCGTGTGTTGAATTTAATACATCTAAATAAAATGATGGAAATGAAATACATTTTAAAAGGTCACAACAATGTTTAGAAATATTACCTGATTTACCAACTCCACAAAAGTAAATATTTCCTTCAACATTTTTAATTATTTCACATAAATTATTTATTTTTTCTAAGTTAAAATTCTCTATTTGATAATTAAATTCTTTTTTTATTTCATCAATTATTGTTATTGTTATTGGATTTTGATTATTAATTATTTTATCAACAAATTCTCTTACACATCCTTCACCTCCTTTATTTTCACATATGTAATTTACAACTTGTTTACATTCATTCACTGCATCACTTGGACATGCAGAAAATTTTACTAATTTTAAAATTTCAATATCATTTATGTCATCCCCAATATATGCTAAATTATCATAACTTATATTTAATTCTTTCATCCAGTTATTTAATATACTTATCTTTTTCTCATGTCCAATATATGTAAAGTCAAAGTTTAAATGTGTTATCATTGCTTTATTAACATCTAATTCATTTAAAAAAATATTTTTATCTGTTGAATAAGAACTTATTAATCCTGTTTTTATTTCATTATCTTTTAAAAGTTTTATCCCCATGCCATCTTTAACATTATAATATTTCTTTATGTTGGATTGTTCATCAAAATAACATTTACCATCAGTAAATACTCCATCAAAATCAAAAATCACAAATTTTATGTTCATGTAATTTAATATTTTAATATTGTATAATATATTTTTTATGTATATCAAATTCAAAATTCATATTTTTTTTGAGAATTTTGAATTTATAGTTTGTTTTCAATACTTATTTTAGAATCCCATATCATAATCCGGGTCAACGGAACCAAGATTCGACCCCTGAATCTTATCCAACGTGCTTTGAATCGTAAGCTTATTTTTGCTGCACGGATTCAGCGGGTCTTCAGCCGCAATCTTATCCATAAAACCTTGAATAACCGCTTCTTTTTCTTCTTCCACCGTCTTGTCTGCGGTGGCAACTTGTCCCATCTTCATAATCTGATTAATATCCAACATCACTTTGAATGCATTCGTTCCGTAAAATCCTTCTTGACCGCACATTACATTCGCCGAAATACCGCGCATATGATCAACCTCTGCATGCCGCGCCGCTTTCAAAAACATCTCCGGCGTTTCCTCAAATGACGCTTTCGCAATTGGACCAATATCGTCATTATTAATTCCGTGCCGAAATATAGAAATCAAATTTGAACTAGATGTCATTCGGTCGCACAGAAGACTAATGTGATGATGATTAATATACGTGGTATCAAACGCTTCATACAGCTCGTTGAACAGCGCCTGTCTCGCAGCTTCAATTCCAAGCACCCGATTAATTTCTTGAATGTCATTACTAATTGTCCGGCGCGCGTCAATGGTTTTCAGCGAAAGTATCTCCATAAAATTAGACCCCGTCGTATCCAACACCCAGGTTTCCTTCTTTCGAAACGTGTTGTTCTCTTTGGCAACCATGTCCACAACCTTCCGAGCCAGCACATTTCGAATTCCTTTAATTCCCCTCAAAATAATATTATTCATCAGCGCATCCTGAAACGTTTTCAGCTGGTAAATCTTATCCGTCTGGTCCAGCGTCTTCGGCTCCTTGTCCTTCTTCTGAAAATCCAACCTGATTCGAAAGACCAAATTGTCGCTGTTGTAATCCGAATAAATACATGACACCTCGCTCTTGTCATTCTTCGAATAAACCGCTTTAATCGCAAAATGCACATCATCCATCGTAACACGCTTCTCATACATCGACTCGCGGTCCATCTCCATTCGCAAAATCCACTTGGACCGCTCCCGCTCACATTCCGTCTCGTCTTCACCTCCAACATCCTTCAACATCCGCTGAAACTCCGCATACTGTGCCAAAATCAACTTGTCTGCCACTATCTTCGTCTCGCTCGGCGAATCGCTCGGGTCAAAACATATCTCAACACTCTTCACAATATCCTCCAGTCGCGTCAACTCAATCGTGGGTATCAAATCAGCGGCCGCATCCTTGTTCGACTCATCACTCGGCTTCAAATAAATCGTCGTTGAAGGATTCTTCGTATTCTCAGACAACGACAGCAGCTCCTCAATTCGCGGAAGACCACGAGTAACTTGTGACTTAGATGCGTCACCCGATAAATGAAATGTATCGAATTCGTAGAGACCGTTTAATACCGAAAATGTCCTTGTAATTTCTACAGTTAGGTCATAGGCCCATTCTGTCGGATTCGGTATTTCTTCAATAGTTACAATTTTATCAAATCGAATATCTTTGAACGGTGCATCCACCTTAAAAATGTCAACGAGTTTTCTACGATTAACATTATAATACATATTTTTATTATGATTATACTTTGGGATAATATCTTTTAATTCACTTGATATTTCCAATGGTCGCAATTTATATTCATTGAGTCGTTCTTGTTTATAAGGAATCAGCATTGGAATTTCATTTGCAAATATTTTTGCACCATCACATTTCATAGTCAGTGTGTATCCTTGCAAAATATTTTTAGAACCGATATTATTAGTTAGTTGAAGCTTGTTTGTTTTAATTTTCGTATATATTCCAAACCAAAAACACAGAATGGACTGAATATTTTCTAGTAAAGTTCTTGATACACTGTATGCAGTTATTAAACAAGATAATTTATTGACTGAGCCATCCCCCGCGAAATATGCACTGATTAGCCCCCTCATAAATTCTTTATTGCTGTTAAACAGGAGATAATTCACGCATTTATTTGGTGATCCTTTTCCGCACAAAATATTCAGAATATTTGTGAGAACGATGGAATAGATTCTCAAATCAGACGATGTCCATCCTTCGCCGTTTTTATTATTGTGAATGTAAAACTTGGTTGTAATCTTCCATTTTTCCATCAAACGTTCAATCGGCGCAAAGAATTCGCGACAATTATTTGCAATTGAAATTTGCGTCAGTGTGGTGCACCCTTCCGCGCAGTATGCGCCAATCAAGTATCCGAAATCGAAATCGAGCGGAATATGTTCGGGAATTTCACCACCACCAATAAACCGCTTTTTCGGGTAAACAATTCCGCTAATAAATGTTTGGCGCGCAGATGCAACATTACCGGTCTTCTTGTCAATATGCGGTTCCGTCTTCATCGCTTCCAAGAATGTGTCGCTTCTATGATACGGAACCGTAAAATCGATATTTGCATGTTTGGACCACCAATATCTTTCTTCTCCAGCAGAATACGAAAGCGCCTTATGCATTTCACTTCCAAACGCGTATTCCGATTTTTTAAGAATGGTGGACAGGTCGAAATCGCGCACACTTTCCGGCATTTCAAATGCGCGAATATTCACAGGAAGATAATCTCCAACTTTGAGTTCCGAACCGTTGGTTGCCACCAATTTATTATTATCATCAATTGTCAAGAACGACTTGGCCTTTGTCGCAATCACAGAACGACCGTCTTTGGTCGTCACACGCAGCACCGTATTCGTTCCATCCAAGTTTATAACCGGGTGGCGTGTAAGCGCCTCTACACGTTTCCAGCTCGTATTTCCATCTTCGTCGACGGATGGAACATATACTTCCTCGTCATCATTAACGTACAACAATTTTGTATCATTCGGGTGTTCCTCGCTCTTTCTTGCTTTCGGAATATAGTTGTCAATGTACTCACCGATTTTAACAACTCGAATGGCGCCGTCAATGCGCAGTAATAGCTCGGTGTCATACGCCACACTGTTTAGGGTCAGCTGCGTTGTCGGTTCACCAATACTCTGAGCAGCAATCATGCCAACCATTTCACCTGGCGCGACAATTGCGCGCTTGTACATGAGAACCATCATTTCCGCCAAAGCCACAACTGCTTTTCGATTGAACCGTTTCACCATGAGCAAATCGCGCGGTGTGAGCGAGTAATAGTACATGACTTTGAAGAGCTCGGTGGGCGGAGCATACTGCAGCTGTTCAAAACGCGCGTACGTTTCTTCGAGCAGAATAAATGTTTCCAAAGGTGTAATATCAACTTCAGAATTCTTATTGATTTTCTGCATGCCTCCAATATTTGCAACAATGTGTGAAAATGAAAGCGGCAAATATGCATCCGTTGTATTTTTATTCTTGAATACTTTTACGACAATGTCCTCGCGAATATTCATCAAATAATCGGTATATTTTTTAGATTTTTCGTCGCACAGTTTCTGCTGCTTCTTCATGCGACTAAATGCAGTCTTTGAAAATACGGCTTTAAGTTCGCTCGTTGTTTCAGAGTCTCCGCCGACCGGTACATAAAAGTGGGCATAGATTTCATCTGGCGTCATTCCGATAAAGTTCATACTGGAGTGTTCAATTTTCACGGTGTCGATGCCGTCTTCTCCATAGCTAAACTGAACAATTCGGTTCTTGCTGTTTCGAACTGTCATGTCATATTCAACTTTGATATCCTCCATACCTTTAATCAAGCGGCGCTGAATATATCCTGTTTGGCTCGTTTTGACAGCGGTGTCAATCAGACCAACACGACCACCCATGGCGTGAAAGAACACCTCCGACGGCGTCAACCCGGCAATAAACGAGTTTTCAACAAATCCACGCGCGGCAGGACCGTCATCGTATTTCGAATAGTGGGGCAACGTTCGGCTGTCGAATCCGTAAGGCACGCGCTTACCGTCAATGGTTTGCTGACCGACCAAACAAATCATCTGGGCAATATTCACCTTGCTACCCTTTGACCCGGCATTCACCATGGTAATGAAACGATTCGTCTTGCTCAAACTTTTGAGACCAATGTCACCTGCTTCACCGTTTGCCTTGTTCAAGATATTGGTGACGAGCAGCTCGAATTCTTCCTCATTGGTTCGTCCGGATTTGTTTTCAAATGTGCCGATGTGAATATTGTCAATAATGGTCTTCACCTCGAGTTTTTTGGTTTTAATGGAGTCGATAATTTTATCGGTTGTTTTTTTATCAGAAATCAAATCGCTGATTCCGACACTGTATGCAGACGTCTTCATATATTCCGTAATAATATTTTGCAAATCGTCGATGAAATTTGCAGATGCCATGTTTCCAAAGTCGTTGCATATGCGCTGAATCATGCCATTGGTGCTTGAAGCCAAAACGCCGCTGTCAATGTGACCGCGCAAAATTTCTCCGTCGCGAATTTCTAAAACATTGTTTGAAGTTGCGTAGTCGTCACTTCCTCCAAACTGCTTGGTTTTATATTTCATGCTAAGGGGTGGCAAAATTTGCGAAAGGATTTCAAAGTTGGTTATTTTCTTTGTGGGGTCGCTAAAAAGAGATACGTCGACATTTTTGTATCCCATGAGAAGATTCATAGCTGCGCGCGCATCAAATGCGCCAATTCCGCTTCTTGTGAATTGGTAAACTCCCAGCAACGAGTCTTGAAAAATGCCGATAATCGAATTGTTTTTTGCAGGACTGATGATTTGATACGGAACTGCTGCAAGTCCTTTCAGCTCTGCTTCCGCTTCATCGTCTTGCGGCATGTGCAAGTTCATTTCATCGCCATCAAAATCGGCATTGTATGGTTTTGTGTCACCAATATTCATGCGAAACGTGTCGCCCTGTTGCATAATTCTCGCAATATGACACATCATGCTCATTCTGTGAAGGGTAGGCTGACGATTAAATAAAACGCCGTCGCCGTCCATCATGTGACGGTGCACCACGTCACCATTCTCAAGAACAACCGTGCTTCTATCCATGTATCGTAGTGAAATGTCACCACCTGTTTTCTTTTCGAGAATGTTTGCGCCGGGATAGACATCTGGTCCGTTTAAAACCAACTGCTGAAGAAAGTCACGATTCCGGTTATTTACGATGACAGGTTTTGTAATATTCATTGCAATTTTTTTTGGAACACCAAGTTCGCGAATGGATAGATTCGGGTCGGGCGTAATGACAGACCTGGCTGAAAAATCAACGCGCTTGCCCATCAAGTTTCCTCTAACGCGACCGCCTTTTCCATTCAAACGCTCTTTAATAGATTTGAGCGGACGCCCAGACCGCTGTGCCACTGGCGCACAAGACGGAATGTTGTTATCCACTTGAGTTGCAATAAAGTATTGTAGTAGACTTTGCCAGTCATCAATAATTGCGGAATTCACAGAGGGTTCATTCATTTTTTCAAGAAGAGTCTTATTTGCTTTAATAATATTTACAATAGTGTGGCTAATATCATCTTCGCTGCGCTGGTTTCCATCCATTTTGATTGACGGGCGCACAGCGGGTGGCGGAATTGCCAGCACTTGACAAATAAACCAATCCGGTCGTGAAAACTGAGGACTGAATCCCATAAATGCAACATCTTGGTCAGATATTCTTCTAAATATCTTCAAAACAACCTCTGGTGTCATTTTCATATTTAGTTTTTCTTTGTTACCGCTACCGCCACCAGAACCTTCTTCTGCATCTCCTCCATCCCATTCTGCGAAAAGAGTGGCTAAATTTTCTTTTTTTATTTTTTTAGGAACGAGACAGCCGCAACCATCTTTAGTATCATCACCACATCTTTTGATTTTACTAGCCAACTGGTGAACATGATTCCAGCGGTCATCAGGTTTCATATCCATGCACTCTTTGTTAGACTCTTTATTTATCAGCAGTTTGCTGCACTTAACACAAACACATTTTAAAATTTTCATAATGGTTGGAAGGTATTGAAAATAGAACACCGGTTTCGCCAATTCAATGTGTCCAAAGTAACCTGGAGTTTTTATATAATCTAAACCGTCTGTAGGACATTTAAGTCCGGGTTCTAAAACACCGAGGCGCGGGTCAAACATTCCTCCGATGACCGGCACGTTGTTTGAATATGTGTCTCTGCTTGTAATTTCAGCAACCGAACATCTTCGAATTTCTTCTGGCGAAAGCACACTAAATTGAATACCAATAACTTTAGAAGGTGTTTTTTTTGTCCAATTTGGTTGTGTCGTTGTCATTTATTTATGTGAAGCTATTGACTACTATATTATTATGTCTATATTCTTTTATTCAATTTTATATTTTATTTTAAATCTAGAAAAATAGAAAAAGTACAAAATGTTATTTATTTATTTGCTTCTTACAACATGAGATTCTTTTTTTTTTTATGTCATGCATAACTTTCATATATATTTTAAAAAATTGAAATAAATAGAACTCAATGAATACATGTAGACAACTTGTCATCAATGACACAGACACAAGCACCGCAAAATAAATCATCAAAAAAAACATCAGGAGGAACTGCAACAACAACAGAGGCATCGCAATTACAAAAGAAGCAACAGTCGTCTGCAGCAATCAAAAAAAAGACGGCACATCAGAATCCTCAATACAAACGTAACTTCAAGAATGATGGAGGGGGTGATGATGACGATGAAAAATATAAAAGTAGTGGAAGTGGTGAGGAGGAAGAAGATAATCAGAGTGATGGTGGTGGTGGTGGTGGTGCTGTTGAAAATGATAATTCTGAAAGTATTGAAAACACCACAGTGCAGCCGCCAACAAAAAAAAAATATAAAACTTCACCTGCATTAGACGAGGTCGAGTATGCAAAACTTCTTGCTGAATTGTTTCCTTCCACATATTCAAAGCAAAAGGTGACAAATCTTGAATCGAAAAATAAAAAATTGACACCATCATTGTTGTCATCATCTTCTTCGTCGTTGTTGTCATATAAACAAAATCAAAATGATAGAAATGAAAAAGAAAATTGTAAAATGTCAGTTTCAAAACGAAAAAAAATGGATTCTGGAGTTGAAATTGCGACATCATCATCACATGTGAAAGAGGGTGGATATGCGAGAGGTGGAGGAGGAGGTGGAGGAGACATGTTGGAGACGTCTGTAAAGTCTTCTTCGTCTTCCGTTGCTTCAAATTCGAATGTTGTAGGAGGGAATTATAATATTGTTATCAATATCAAAGAGCCATTTGACACTTTAGATGAAGAAGATGATTACACGTCGGACATGGATGATTCTGTGTACGATGATGATTCGGCGTCTTCAAATGAGTCATCTTCGGATGACAGTGACGAAACGTACAACGACGATGACAATACTAGTGATGAAGATGAAGATGATGACAGCAGCGATACTGAAAAAAATAGTGATGATGAAGATGAAGATGAAGATAATGATGATTCTGAAAAAAGTGAAGATTCTGTCAAGGGTGGATTTGAAAAATGCAATCTCAAAATTAGAGGTGAGTCTGTTGTGGCTGCTGCGGGGAACAACGGTAAGGGTTCAGATAAGAATAAAAAACGATTGAAAAAGGAAGAAAATGTTGAATGTGATGATGGTGGTTGGAATTCAGATGACGAGACAACGATTCAGGAAATAAAGAAGATCATGGAGAACATGCTTGCGGTTGACAAGAATAACAAGGTTGCGATGACGACCTTGGCGCAGATGATTGAAAAGGAGAAAAAAATCAAAGATGCGAGAAAAGAGAGAAATCGTAAATTGATGAGGAAAAATGTGAGAAAATTTGGTCGTCTGTTGCACAAGAAGAATTCTGCGAATGACTTGAAGTATTTTAAGAAACATTTATCAAGCGAGAAACAAATGAGTGTGTTGACCGAACTGGAGGAGTTGAATAAGATGATGCTTGTTGAGAAACCATACAGGTTGACACTACTTGAGTCAAACATTCCAAAACAGTTCAAGGCGATTGCGTTGAAGCGCATACAGAATTTGCGATACATGGACCCGGGAGCCGGAGAGTATTACAAGGTAAAGAATTGGGTAGACACGTTCATGACAATTCCATTTGGAGTGTATAAGACGTTGCCGATTACGATTGATGTTGGTGTGGAGCGCTGTCATGAATTCATGGAGTCGGCCAAAGACCTTTTGGATTCAGCTGTTTATGGATTGAACGATGCGAAAATGCAAATTATGCAAATGGTGGGTCAGTGGATTTCAAATCCGTCGGCGATGGGTTCTGCGATTGCAATCAAGGGTCCTCCGGGAACCGGTAAAACAACGCTTGTAAAAGAAGGAATCAGCAAAATTTTGGGAAGAGATTTTGCGTTTATTGCGCTAGGCGGAGCAACAGACAGTAGTTTCCTTGAGGGTCATTCGTATACGTATGAGGGCAGCACATGGGGAAAAGTGGTTGACATATTGATTCGTTGCAAGTCGATGAATCCGGTAATCTTCTTTGACGAGTTGGACAAGTTGAGCGATACTCCAAAGGGCGAAGAGATTGCCGGTATTTTGACACATTTGACAGACACATCTCAGAATACTTTGTTTCATGACAAATACTTTTCAGAAATAAATTTTGATTTGAGCAAGTGTTTGTTTATTTTCAGCTACAATGATGAGACCAGAGTCAATCCAATTCTCCTTGACAGGATGTATCGTATTCACACGAATGGCTACACTAAAAAGGACAAGACGCAAATCGCTCAAAAGTATTTGATTCCCAAGATTCAGACTGAGGTTGCGTTCAAGCCAGACCAGATTATTATTCCAAGCGAGACAATTGAGTACATTGTGGAGCATCATACGAACAAGGAGGATGGTGTGAGAAATTTGAAGCGTTGTTTAGAGATTATTTATACCAAGCTGAATTTGTATCGTTTGATGAAGCCTGGAACAAGGTTGTTTGACAAGGATGCGACATCGATTGAGGTTTCATTTCCGTTTACGGTTACGAATAGCATTGTCGACATTATGATAAAGAAGACAGAGTCGACATATCCAACATTCATGTATACGTAGATAGGTAAGATAATGTGGGGTGTGTCTCTATAACACACAACACACAATACAATTATAAATTGTTTAATTATTTTTTATAATTAAATAATTCACTACAAGTTTAATTTTTTTTTTGATTTTAGCATGTGCAGTTCTCGCTGTATGCGATTCCCCACTTGATTGATTTTGTATTAAAGTTTGGATTGTTTACAACTTGAGGGCTATTCGGGTTGGGGTGAGTTCGCAGAACGGATTTTCCTTTCAAACGGGCCAAGTAGCGATCATACGAACCATGTTTCATATCAACGCCTTTACTTGCGGCAGACATACTTCCGGGACGCATTCTTGTCAGCGAGGATTTGGTTGAATTGCCGTGTGACGGCACATTTCTTTTCACAACACCTGGAACTGCGCGGTCGCTCATTTGGTTCCAGTTTACATCTGCGAATTTACTTTTTGGTGGGGTATAAACGTTAAGTGCCGATTTGTTCATAGTGTATTCGGAGGACGGCACACGCACCGTATTTTCGATTCGTTTAACGTTATATTTATTATTTATAATGCTAAAATGTGGTCCATTATATAAAATGTTGCTGGGATAAGCGCCGCAACTTCTGCATCCAACAGGTTTTACAGTTGACATTTTGTGTTGTTATGGAATATTATGTATGAATGAATAAATGTACGTTGTTATAATACTATGTTATTTATATTTTTTTAATTTATTTAATTGGTTATTTTTCATTTAATTTGACTATTTGCTAAATAAACAAATTAAATCATTAGTAATAAAATGATTCAAACCGGTCCAAATCGGTCAAAAATTAAAATTCAGTGGGACCCAGCGTACGATTGCCTCCACGCTGGTTGATATAGTCCACCTGGGCTTGACTCAAACAAGCGCAGCCCATGCTGTCGGAATACGTAGACGGGCAGCACTCTGGTTTGAATTTGTTATCGGCAAAAAAGAAAAGTTCTCCTTCCGGCAACGGAACGGGCGTTCCAACGTTGTCTTTGTAAGTATTCAGTCTATTTTTATTTCCCATTCCGGATGCATAGCGTTTTGCCGTTTCAACCCACCCCATCGTGTAAGAGTCATCAATGTGAAGGTCATTATTGCTTAAATTTTTGAATCCTTCTGTTGTTTTTTTCTTATTTTTATCATTATGAGAAGTGGCGGCAGCGGCGGTGGAGGTTGTCATCCCTTCCATTAAACTGTATTGAAAACAGTCACAAAAAAGAGTTAATCCCATTATCATGCCAATAATAACGCATGCGACTACAATTTCAATCCGCACATCATAACCAAATAATTTGATTTCCATTTATTATATTTTTTTTTTACTTTATACATATGTCAAAGATAAAAATAATTGAATAATTTGTAGTCTTATTCATAAATAATTCCTAAAATATAAAATACTCAAATATATCAATATTCAAACAAATGTTCAAAATAAAAATGTTCAAGTCAAATATTCAAATGCGGCGTAATGCGGCGTAATGCGGCGTAATGCGGCGTATGTTTGTTTAATATTTAACTTGGAACACTTGGAATACTTTTAGATGAGTGCACATTAAGTATTCGATTTGAAAATCCGATAAGATAACCCATAGGAATGGAGATTGCGATAAAGAATACGATTCCAGCAGCCGCCAATATGTCTCCTACAATTGGTATAAAAAACAGTAATATAATCGCTGCGGCCATTGCAATTAAAATAACAATTATAATTTCGAGTATTGAACCAATAAGACTTTTTATTGCTAAATATATTCCAAATAATGTATATATTACTGCTGTTAAGATTCCGTTTGATTTTCCAACCATTGACTTGACTGTAATTATTGTTTCGATTAATGGTGTCATTATATTCAATATTCTTGACATAATATTTGACGTAATGTCTGAAATGGAGTTGCGTATTTTATTGACGATTTCGCGCATGTCGTTTACAATTTTTAGTATTTCGCCAACGGTTGCAGTTATAATGCTAACTGTATAATGAACGGGAATGAGTGCCATTTCGGAAATATCTGTTAATATGTTTTGAGTGCATTCTGCAAAATTTTTTTCAGTATATTCTAGTTTTGACATATTGTCTGGTGCATTTATCATTCCGGCAAACGGCATAATGTTTGGTTTACATTTTTGATTTATCCAATCTGCTCTTATTTTTTTTATATTTATTTTTATGTGTATAAATGTAACTAGCAATATAAATGAAATGCATATGACAATGGCGGTGAACACGTAACTGCCATATCTCTCTAGAAATGTTTGACTATCGTACATTTCCATAATTTTATCTGTAATGTTAAAGTTGATATTCATTTTTCTTTCTTAATAATAAATTTTTATTTATTATGGTTTACTTTTATTATATACATACAAAAATATATAAGAATTCATATTAAAAAATAAACTTTTAATAATACATGTGTATTGTGTGCGTGCGTACATTTTTTCGTCATGAAAATTTTGAGTTTTGATGTGGGAATAAAAAATCTAGCATACTGCTTATTTTCAATAAACAATTGTAATGACAAAATGTTGAAAATATTAAAATGGGATGTTATAAATTTGTGTGAGTCCCAATCAAAATCCGCTGATATTTTTTCAAAAAAAAAATATCGGTGTTCACTGTGTAAAAAAAATGCTTATTATTGTTTGAAGACACTCCTCCACACGACTGCAAATGAAGGTGTGGAAGAAGTGGTATATTGCAAAAAACATGCAACTGAAACGAAACTAACCATTTATGACTATTGTTCTGTTAACAAATCTAAATCAAAAGACGTTTCAAAAAAGGTATATCCTCATTTGAAGTTGATAGTGACAACACCTCCACCAAAAAAACAAAATGCGTGTGATATTGACATGATAATTTTAGGTAAAAATTTGAAAACAAGATTTGATTCAATTTTTGATGAATACATCGATGTCGAATCTACAAATACAAATTCAGGCTACATTGACGCAGTCATCATTGAAAATCAAATTGGACCACTGGCCGGAAGAATGAAAATGTTACAGGGAATGATTGCTCAGTATTTTATTATGAAAAATGTTAAAAAAATAGAATTTATATCTTCGACAAATAAACTCAAACTATTTAAAACTGTCAAAAATGATGAAAAAAACATAAATGAAATAACTGAAAATACTTACAAGTTGAGGAAACAGCAAGGACAAAACATATGCAGGTCACTTGTAGCATTTTACCCCTCCTTGAAATCCTGGAATCAAGAGTTTGATAAGCATTTGAAAAAAGATGATTTGGCAGATTGTTTTCTCCAAGGCTATTATTACATGTACAGCAATACTGTTTATAATAAAATGTTTTCTTTTAATTTGGAATTATTTTTGAATGAAACTTTGAAGAAATAGAATATTTTCTTATTTGTGCGTTGTATTTAGTTTTAAGGAGGAGGAGGAGGAGGAGAAGAAGGAGGAGGAATGTTATTATAACTGTACAGCATTTTGACTTCATCATAATTTTCGTATAAAAATTTATTTTCATCATTTACCCATGGTCTATGACATCCAAAAGATTTTTTGTTAAATATTCCCTCCACCGAAAATAGCATTGCTTTTTTAAATGAAGGTTTATTTATTTTGACAGGTTTGTAACATGAAAAGTAAATATCTTCAGGATAGTCACTTTTACCTTGTTTTTTCATTATTTCAATCATTTTACTTTTTTTTCTAAGAGACAGTCCTCCATTTCCAACACGTTCATTTTCACTCAAGTTTAAAGAAAAAGGAGAATGGTTCCAGGGTGCTCCAACATAATCATAGTCTAAAAAGTCGTTTATTAAATCTTTATGTTGTTTCAATATGATTGAGTCTGTTTGAAATATAAGAAATGTTTCTGTGGGAATAAAGCTGTAAAATTTTTTACTATATTTGAGTAGTTTATTATAATCATCCACTTTCATATTAATAAAATTTAATTTTACTAATTTAATTCGATGAGAGTGTTCAACTAAATGTTTTTCAATAATATTTTTAATAAATTCTAAATTTATTAATCCATGAAATATGACAAATGACCATTCTTCAGACAAGTTGTTCATAAAGTTTTCTAAAACATAATGCAATCCTTTATGTTTTCGAGGTTCAACTATTACCGCAGTATACTTCATAATTTGAATTATATTTTGAGTTATATTTGAATTATATATTAAAATTACATATATAATTTAAATTATTATGTTTAATATAATTTAATGTGCGTATGACTTAGAAATAAATGTTATAATTAAAATAATATATAATGGACCCAGAAGTTATTGATTTAGGCTCTTTAGATATAGGAAGCGGAAGCGGAAGCGGAAGCGGAAGCGGAAGCGGTGGAAAAAAGTCTGCAAATTTTGGAGGCGGGCTTGAACTATTGATGAATGATAAATTCAAATCTGGAAGTGGTGACAAGTCAGGTTCCACGAATATTAATATAGATGATATTACCAGTTTAGAGGATGATTTGCGCGACATGGATTCAATGCCTTCTTCTTCAAGAAACATCAAGGAATTAAAGTCCGATTTGTTCACGTCGTCGTCGTCGTCGTCAGGATTCAACAGTATAAAATTGTCAGACAGAAATGACCCATTTTCAAACAGCATTGGCGGCGACAGTGGTGTTGATGTGGGAGGAGGAGGAGGAATTGGCGCATCAACGGCAATGTTTGACGATGAAAAACCGACATGGGACGGATTTGGAAAGTTCAACAATGTTCCGATGAATCCGGATATTCCAATGGATACTCAGCCGCAATTAACAAAAGAAGAGTTGCTTCGAGAGAAATTCAAATATGTAAAAAAATTAGAAGAATTGGAAAAGAAAGGAATTCGTTTGACAAAAAAATATGATATGGAGTCGTCATTATCAGAAATGAAGGGTGAATATGAAACACACGTCGAAGAGCGAGAGCGCAGAAATAGTATAAAGTTTCAAGGTAAAATGTTGATGGCATGCATTACGGGAATCGAGTTTTTAAATAACAAGTTTGACCCATTTGATTTAAAGTTGGATGGGTGGTCAGAACAAGTTAGTGAAAATATCGACGACTATGATGAAATTTTTGGAGAGTTGCATGAGAAATACAAATCCAAAGCGAAGATGGCACCAGAACTCAAGTTGTTGTTTCAGTTGGGTGGAAGCGCAATTATGCTTCATATGACAAACACAATGTTCAAATCAGCAATGCCGGGAATGGATGACATTATGCGCCAAAATCCCGAATTAATGCAACAGTTTACGCAAGCCGCCGTTTCATCCATGTCCCAATCACAAAGTCGCGGCGGCGGCGGCGGCGGTGGTGGTGGCAGCGGTTTCGGTAATTTCATGAGCGACATTGCAGGCATGTCATCAAAGCCTGCCGCAGCATTTTCGCATCAACCTCAGTACAATCCGAACCAGCAACTAAATATGCCGATGCCAACTGTTCCACAGCGTCCCCCTCCTCCTCCCATTCAAACACAAGGAGACCGCGCGCCTCCGCCTCCCCGCCGTCCTGGCGATTTGACCAATGTTCGTCCTGATGTTTTGATGGGGCGCGGCAATGTGTCGCAAACAATACAACAAAGTCTTCGCCCGGAAATGAAGGGTCCATCTGACATATCGAGTTTGTTGTCGGGTTTGAAAACAAAAACGGTTTCAGTTGAACCTGGAAGCAATGCGAGCAAGAGTAACAACAACAACAACAACAACGGTAGCGGCAGTGGTTCAGGAGGAGGAAGTACAATTAGCGCATCCGATTTAAATGAAATGAAAAATGATAACATGCCAAGCAAAAGTAAACGTAAACAAAAATCTGACCGAACATCAATTAGCTTGGATATTTAAAATATAGGAACTGAAACCGTCATCCATCATTCCCTTTGCTTACGTTCGGCTTCTTCGACTTGTTCGGCTTCGGGTCCGGCTCCGTGTTCGACTTCTTCGACTTGTTCGGGTTCGGGTCCGGGTCCGTGTTCGACTTCTTCGACTCGTTCGGGGTAGATTTCGTGTTCGTGTCATCGTGTTTGTACTTGTGATATCTTTGAATGTTTTTCGCGGAGTCACTCGCATTGTATTCACTGTTGTCGGTTGTTTACTTGGACTTGTTATCGTGTTCAACTGCACGACTCCTTTCAATATTTTCATTTTTTGTTTATAACCAATTTTATCGTTATTTTTTATATAGTCGATTGCTTCTTTCAATACATTTTCAGCTTTTGAATCATAATTATTAGATAAGTCAATATAATCGTTTGATGGATGACTTGATTTTAAAAAGTGACTATCTCCGCTATGAACAATACTATTCAATTCATCTCTTAAATTTCCATGAACAAATGTGCGTAGTTGAGCCGCAATCCCTTTTTGTCTTTCAGTTGAGCCTCCTGATTGTCTCAAGTTATTATACATTATATTATTGATATATATAATATAATATATAAATATAATATATAATAAATTCAATAAATTCAATAAATTCAAAATAAAATTCAATAAAATATATTAAATCATATTAAACGAATATTTATAAAAATAATTACTGTAAATTATTTTATAAATATAAAAATATAAAAAAAAATAAAAATGATAACAATTCTAGCTTTTATACCTCAAGATTATATTAAATCAGATAAATATAATTCCAAAAATAAGACAAAGACAATCTCTCTATTTTCATCCATCAAAACATCAATATTGCCCCAAACATTTACAAACTGGGAATTATTTTTAGTTACAAATGTGCAAAATCTCGAATTTGAAAGTTCAATAAAAGAAACAATTGACAAAAGAATCAAAATTATTTATACGCCGGATTTGTATTTTAATTTAAACTCTCTCTACAACATTGATGAAAAGTTATATCATTACAAGTGTACACACATTTCTATTTTTGATTTAGAACATGACATATGGAATGCAAATAAATTACAGTCACAGTATGATGTAATGTCGATTGAAAACAGCGACGTGATAGGTTGTGAATGCACTCCGTCAAATGAATGCATTGATTCAAATGATGCGCGAGTTATTAAAATGCATTCTTCATCCCTTTTTCATTCGTGTCCATTTTTAGTAAGTACAATCTTGATAAAAAAAAAATTATTCAAGCATTTTTGCCCGGATATTGCATCACTTGAAATCGATAAATGTAGTCACGATAAAAATTTTACGCTTGTTACTAGTTCATTCAACACAATGATGGCGCAGTTTCATTCACTTTTATTATTCATATCATTGAGAGAATACAAACTATGTTACATTGGTTATTCAAAGCAACAAAATAGAAATGAAAATAGAAATGAAAATAGAAATGAAAATAGAAATGAAAATAGAAATGAAAATAAAAATGAACTTATTAATACAAATTATAAATATCGCACTATAAACCAATCTCTCGTCGAAACATCAAATCATAAAAAGTTGTCAAACTTGTATGATAATACAACGTGTGACCATATTTTTTTTAAAGCTTCAGAGGAACGTCTTAGAGAGAAGTATATTCGAATTAAAATATTTTCCGATTTTTGTAGTTCCGAAACATGCAAACAAAAATATGAATCCAATTGTAAAGTTCATGAAATGAACAATTATGGCGCGGATAAGTATTTGTATATTACAACAGGAAATACATATACTCATGCAATTCTTTTGAATTGTCCAATTGTATCAGATATTTCTGTTCCACCGGAATGCGTTCTTGGTTTAGCTTTTGAGCCCATAAAGTATTTGAGACTTTCGTATGATTTTATTGACTTTGCAGAAAAACATGTTGGAATGTATTACATTGGATATAAACATCCAAATTTAACGAGCGCTTTTTTTAAAGAACATCATGGTTTTATGTGGCACACTGACTATCCACTAAAGTCGACGATAAAAAACTCAAAAAATGCAGTATCAATTATTATTTCCAACAAATACCAAGCACCAGGTCATATTTATCGTAGCAAACTTGTAGCATTTATTTTGAAACATGATTTGGCAGTGGATATTTGGGGAAACGGCACAGAGCGCTATGGTTCTAAATTTCCAGATAAAAAAAATATAAAAGGACCTTTTAAAGACAAAGAACCTTACGAATCATACTCACTAAGCATTTGTGTTGAAAATTATAGACACCCGCATTATTTTTCAGAAAAAATTAGTAACTGTCTGGTATGTAACACAACACCGATTTATTTAGGATGCACTGAGATTGAAACATATTTTCCGAATCAAGTTGTGCACTTGAGTGGAAACCTTCAAGAAGATTGCGCATTACTTGTGGAAATTTCAAAGAACCCGAAAAAATATGTTCGAGAGATAAAAACAAATGAAAATGATACTGTTTTGAATTTAATGAAAAATTTACCCTGGAATTCTTAATTTATCGCATTCATTCACTGAATTATTGAATTATATTGGTTAGTAATTGTACTGATTAATAATATTATAGATTAATAATATTATTAATATTATTAAATATTATTAATATAATATAGAATTTATGTATGAATTTTATTATTAAAAAAGGTATTACATTTATATTTATTGTAGTTGTGTTATTTTTTATTGGATATGTTTGCAAGTTATACAAACATACATTTACAAAATTATCACGTGATGCAAAAAAAAATATTGTAAAAAATCCATCTGCATTATATTTATTGTCGCCATTATTATTTTGGATTGCGTCAAGGGCTTTTTTATTCAAAAATGCAAATGGTCCATTAACTCAAAATGTAAAAAATTTATTCGATTATTTGAATGAACCAAATGCATTCAAAAAAATAGTCCCATTCTCTTCACTTTTAGTTATGATTATTAGTAGTTTGGTAACAATATACTCTGGAGGGTCACTTGGTTCTGAAGCTATAATTATTCATATATCTGTTTTTCTTCTTTTATACCTGGTGAGTTACTTTAAAAAATACATTCTAGAAATAAACTTTGAAAATTTACTTTTTCTTGGTTACATTTTTGGAGTAACATTTGCATTCAAATCTCCACTTGCTTCACTCGTTTTAATTTTTGAAAAGTCGTTAAGAGAAAATTCTAAAAAATTAGTATCAAATTTCATTTTTTGTTGCATTGGAATACTTATTGCATATACAATTGTGGATAAAAGTAAAGATGTTTTTACTTCTTCTCCCGTGTCTTTTTCATATAACATGTCTCATTTTTTGAAATACTCACTTTTAGCCATCTTTTGTGGAGTTTCAGCATCAGTGTTGTTTAAATTAATGATGTTTATGTTTAACACGGTACGTGGTCTTGTTACGAAAAGTAAGGTGTTGCTAAATGTTATTCCAATATTTTTTGGATTTTGTCTTGCAGCGATGATAAATAATTTCAACAAAGGAACTGAAATTACTGGAGAAGGAATAACAATGGTAAATTGTGAATTTTCAAAATCATGTCTGTATGATTTTAAAATCTTGTTGGGATTTTTAGTAAATGTGATTCTAACATATATTTCCGGATGCTCGGGTGGACATAAGTGGGTTTTTATGTCATTAGGAGGTGGCATTGGAAGTGTCTATGATAGTATTGTCAACTTGCCATCTACTCAAACAATTATTATTGGAATGAATTCATTTTTTAGCACAATTTTTGGAAACCCAATTTCTTCTGCATTTATTATTTCAAGCATTACAAATCAAAATTATGATACTTTACCAATGTTGATTACAATGTCACTTATTTCATTTTATTCATATAAGTATTCTAAAAAGTTTATTGATAATTTTAAATTTACCAAATCATCACTATCTGATTGATAATTAACAAATAATGAATAAAATAATATAATATATTGTTATGTTATATTATATTAGAATAAGTAAAATGAAAAATAAAACAAAAACAAAATATAGAAATAAAAAAAATAAAAAACGTAATTTAACAAAAAAAATAAAGTATATGGAATCCGTTGGTGGCGTTGGCTCTGATGCTGAGTTGAATTCTTATTCTTCACCAAGAGCGCGGCCTCCTGTTCCTCCTCGTCCTCCTTCTTTAATGCGCGGTAGTAGTCCTTCTTCTCCTGCATCATCGATGCCGGTAGTGGCGCCAGAAGCACCTGCAGGTTCAGGAGAACCACAAATGGTAGCACCTACTGAAAATTCAGTAGCAGCTGCAGCAGAAGGATCGGAATCACAAGAATCACAAATGATAGCATCTACTGAAGATTCAGCAGTATCACCAGGAGAAGAAACATCAGGATCACAAAATTCACAAATGGTAGCACCGGAAGATTCAGCAGCAGCAGCAGCAGCAGCAGCAGCAGCAGAAGGATCAGAATCACAAGACTCACAAATGGTAGCACCTGAAGATTCAGCAGCAGCAGCAGCAGCAGCAGCAGGAACGGAATCACAAGAGTCACAAATGATAGCATCTACTGAAGATTCAGCAGTATCATCAGGAGAAGAAACATCAGGATCACAAAATTCACAAATGGTAGCATCAGAAGAAGGAGCGCCATCAGGAGAACAACAAATGGTAGCACCAGAAGAAGAAGCGCCATCAGGTCAAGAAATGGCACCATCACCACCAGAGCAACAAGCAGTTGTAGAAGGAACGACGGAAGCATCAGAAGCACAAGCTATGATACCACCACCAGAGCAACAAGCAGTGGTAGAAGGAACGGGAGCATCAGAAACACCATCAACGATAGCACCTGCAGAAGAAGGGGCGGCGGCATCAGGAGAACAAAAAAATGATGAAACAGCTCTTGAAACTTCTTCAAGCGAAACCATAAAAGATAACAACGATAACAACTCTACTAATTTAGATGAAATTAATAAAATTGATAAATATGCAGAAGAAGTTTTAAAAAATTATGAGAGGTTTAAAGCATTCAAGAACGAAATTGAAAAAAGCGATGTGGAAAAAAGCGATGTGGAAAAAAGCGATGTGGAAAAAAATGAAATAGCTTCTTCTTCACCAGGTACGGTGGAGGAACAGAAGACAATAATAGGTGGTTCTAGAAAAAACATGTTGAAAAGAAAAAAAACTCACTACAAAAAGTTTAATTCAAAAACGTCACTGAAAAGAAAACATAAAACAATAAAACTTTTAATCAAATACTAAAAGATAGGAGAATAGAATAGGAGAGAACAATAACAAACGAATCAAGGAATATTTGAAAATATATTTAAAAGCTGGTCAATATATGTTGTTTTATTAGATAACAACTTGCAGACACTATCTGAAATTGCAAAAGACAATTCAACTTTGCAAAATTCTTTAGAAAACTGAACGCCATATTTGTATAATAGTTTGTTGATTACTATTATGTCTTCTGCATCTAAAAATTTATGATTATCTTTTCCAAAGTGCATTTCTGAGTAGGATGAAATTATTTCAACTAATTCTTTTTTTGTCTCAGTTGTTAAAATATCTTTTGGTTCAATTAAATTGTCAATCATACAATTGGCAACGCCGACATGATTTTTTTCATATAAATTATGAAATAAACTGTATATTACATTTTGCAACTCTCTCGTGAGTGTTCCCATAATTCCAAAATCTATAATTCCAATCTTGTACACGTATGGTTCGCCGTCATCGGAATCATCGGAATCATCAGAATCGTCACCACACTGATTTTTTTTTACTTTTTCTTCTTTCAAAAAAAATACATTTCCAGGATGAAAATCTCCATGATATATTGCATCATAAAATACACTTTTGAAATTAAATTTCGCCAACGACAGCGCAAACTTGTCTCTATCATCTATATCAATTTCGCAAATTGTTTTTCCAAATATGCGTTCCATTACAATTATATTAGGAAGTTGCTTTGTTATTTCAGAATAAACTTTCGGTATTTTAATATAGTCAAGACCAGGTTTATTCCACTTTGAATAAAATAATTCAATATTTGAAACTTCATTTTCAAAAGATAGCTGGTCAATTACACTTTGTTTATTTTCGCTGTAAATTTCATGCACATTCAAATTTTTAATATGTGGAATAAATTTTGAAATTGAAATCAAATGATTCATGTGAAAAATTGCATTTTCAATTTTATCATTCACTCCAACTCGCTTACACTTGATAATAACCGGTTTACCATCTTTGTACCCTTCAAATATAAGTGAAATCGTTCCAGCTTTTATTGGAACAAATGGTTTGTTTATTGAAACCGAAAAGTCATTTATTGCCGACTCAAGTGATTCATAGTCTATTTCAGAATAAGAATATGGAACATTATCGGTAAATGACATCAAAAATGTTGTAAGTTCATCATTCAATAGTGGAGACTTGATTGTGCACGCTGCCTGAAAAAATTTCACATAAAAAACATTCTCTCTTGATAATTTCAAGGCAAGTTGTTTAATATAGTCATTGTACTCCGTATATCTCATTTTGTAGTGCAAAGTTTCTGTAGTCAAAATAAAAATAGCAGACGAATATGATTTTACTATTCGAAATGCATTCGTAACATTTTTTTTGATATTTTTAAACATCAATTAAAAAACTAAATATAATTAAATATAATATAATATACCAATTATATTTATTTATGTCATTCTTTCTGTAAATACTTTTAATCTACAAAACATTTTTTTTATCATTAATGCAACAGAATTTTCCATATAAAGCGGACATGAAGGTGAAGTTTCATTTTGACTCTCGCCGTCATTATCTTTCAAACTAAATGTAAAATCGAAATGCAGTTCATTATTTGAAATAAATCTAACAGTTAGTGCGGATTTATTTGTGTATAACCGTTCATATTTTTTTGGAATGGAAGCACTAGCTACATGGTCAACGTCAACGTCGACGCTATTAAAAACACAACAACAACAACAACTATGCTCATGCTCAGGCGACATAAAATCCACTATTGTCATTGTGTGCATGAATTTTGGAGCAAGACCAAATTCTTTACCAAGTGACTTGAATAAAAATATCATTTCAATACTTTTTTCATTTTCCTTAACTATTTTGAATGAGTGAATAATATCGCGATTCAATTCATATAAAAGAGTGTACATTTTGAATCCAACCATTGTGTGAATTGGAAATGCATCATTTCGTGCATCAAACACAATTTTATAAGTTTTATCATCAGAATTATTTACATCTTTATAAAGTGAAACCTGGTCCTTATTACAAATCATCTTAAGCGTTGAATGTAAAGCTAAACTCATTTGTATGTTTGTATGTTGATATTTTATTAAATTTATTTTTTCTCGTTACTATAAAAGATAAAAAAAGATTATTATTACAAACGAATACCTATACATTTAATATAAACAATATTTAAGTGTTTATTCAAGTTTTTGTAAAAATATACTAAAATATTTTTTTACAAAATTAAATATTTTTCTTATCTTTTTATTTTATTTTCTTTTTTTCTTTTTTTCTTTTTTTCTTTTTTTTCTTTTTTTCTTTTTTTTCTTTTTTCAACTTCTCTCCAACAAAAGATATTGCAAACTTTCATAAGATAAACACAAGGTCATATGTAAGAAACATTTTATAAAAAGATAGTTTACACTTGTGTGTTTGGAGAGAAGAGAGAATAATAATAATGATAAAAAAAAAAACAAAAATAAATAAAATATGCTAGTTAGTTAGTTAGTTGGTTTATAAAAAATGTAGATGTATTGATATTCGCGCTGATTTTTTAAAAGGTCGTATTGACTCAGCATCATAAATCCGGCATCTTTCGCTTCGCCAATAATTATTTTTTGTCCTGTCATTTTCATTGACCTTACATTTTTTCGAACTTTACCCTGTTTATCCTTCATGGTTTCAATTATTTTGGCAGTGTCATTGGTTTCACCCGCGTCAAGTTGAAAATTGCTCTTGTAATTGAAACTGTCAAAGACAACATCCGATGTTGTTATGCGCGTCGGCGCAACAGACTGCGGAGATATGAGCGTAAACGGTTTTGCCGCTGGCGCAACAGGGTCAAACATGTGGCGATTTACAAGATGAAGAACCAAATAACCGCCGGGTTTGAGCCAATGGTAGCAATTGTAAAAGAGCGTTCGCCTATCAGAAATGTAGTAAATTGAAAAATCCAAAAGTAAAATCGCAGTTGCATATTCAGATGAAAAATTCATAAATTCAAGCGGGTCTCCGTGAATAAATTTACAATCGGGATATTTTTCTGACGCGTACTTGACCATTGCTTCAGATTTGTCCAACCCAACAATATTGTATCCATTGCTTTTCATTGCACTGACATAATTTCCAGTTTTTGAACCGATTTCAATAATTACATCTTTGGATGTTGGATGTATTTCATTCACAATAATGCCAACTTCATATGTGTTGTACATTTTTTTATAAAACAAATCATCATATATGCTAACATAAAATGGGTCTTCAAAAACTTCATCATTTTGTTTAAGAATAAAATTGGCTTCTTGCGTGAACCCTTCTTTGTTTGGTATAACAGTATAAACGTTGTAAAAAAAACTTATAGCCCATACAACAATAATAATAATTGCTAATGTTAACATAATTGCCAACCAACATGGCATATCATTGATTTTATCGGTAATTTCATCAAATACCTTTTTATTCTGTACAAGTATGTTTGCATTTTGGTTCATTTTATCTATAATTTTTAATACTATCAACTATATATTATTATATATAATTTTATATTATTGTATATTAATTTTATATTATTGTATATTAATTTTATATTATTGTATATTATTTTTAAATTATTGAAATAAATTATAATTTTGTGTTAAATATGTTGTATTTATATATCGTTACTTAATAAATACAGTTAAATTGTTATATTGAATATAAATAAATAAAAATATCATGTCAAAAACAGATACTGAAATCAATGACATCAGGTTGATAAATGAGTTCAAAGGAACCACATTTTCAAAATATAAAAAATCAGATGTAAGAAGTGAGTTAATTCGGTGTATACTTGATGGTAAAATAGAACCGGCATGCAACTGGAGTTCAGAATTTATTTGCGCAGGCCAATATTTAGAGTTGTGGGATATCATTTTAACAATGGTTGGAAAGCACATTCATTTAGCAAACACCAAATTGCCGCTCTACATTGAAATGCGCTACGACGTGTTTAAACAAATCATGTCGAGTGGGTATGTTGGAAATGAACTCGCACTAAGGAATAATCAAAAAATCAGAAACTTGTTTGCCGAGATTATTTGCGTGTTGTGTCTTTCCAATAAAAAACACAGCTTTCAGCGCGTTGACATACGCAAAGATGAGTATGAAATCACATCACTGTCGACAAAGTTAAAGGCGCCAAACGTTGAATACGTCAACCCAATATTTCAAAAAGAGGACCCAAAAGAGCTATTCATTGCATTGAATGAATTTGCGTATCATATATCTGCCGATTCTAAAAATAACTTATTGGCTTGTTACTGGCTAGAGTGGATTTTAGAATTCAACTCTGTTTGTAAAACCAAAAAAAAAGAAGTGTGCAAATGTTCAAGGCGAGCTTCTATACCGGTGGAAGATAAATATCAAATGGATCCGGTGTGGATTCTTTGGGAAATTATACTCAAACGCGTAAAATGTGAAACATGTACTTTACCAAAAAAAGCGACTGTCACAAAAATTATTACGAGTTTACTACACTTGTATTGTATGCGTTTCACACCAGGTGCAAAATCAAAACGACGATACCTCTTATACTTTGCGATTTCATTATTGACTGAGTCATATACCACGGACAAGGAAATTATTCTCTCGCAAAATAAAGACATGGTGGACTTGGTTGTTCAAAAAATAAATTCTGTATACAAACAAATAAAAAAGAATGAAGTCGCTCCTGCGACAGACTACTTGATGCAAGGTGTAAAACGAAGTGACCTGGAAAAAACAATTGATAAAATTGAAAAACTTAATAATTTTACACAGCATTTCATTTCAAATAAAGAAATACAATAAAAAAATATCATAAAAGTAAAAAAACATTATATGAATATTATATAAAATATTATATAAATGAATAAACTATTACTTTTTTTAATATCGTCTGCAATACTATTAGTTGTGGATGGAGTGTATTTGTATCATATTGGAATTCCAATATTTAAGGCAAATGTTGAACTCATTCAAAAAACACCTTTGAAAGCGAATTTATATGGTGCGATTCTATCGTATGTCTGCGTTATAGGCGCTCTCAATTATTTTATTATAATGCAAAATAAAAGTCCTGTTGATGCATTCATATTAGGCATATTTTTATACGGAGTGTTTGATATGACAAATATTACAATGTTTACAAAGTATTCTTGGAAAACAGCACTCACAGATACACTGTGGGGAGGAACGCTCTTTGCATTCACCGCGTGGGCAACATACAAAATATATAAAATGTTTTAACATTTTACATTACATTTTATTTCAAATATTTGAATCAAAATGTAAAAAATGTTTATAATTTTAATTAATAATAATGTAATAATATAATAATAATAATTAATAGTAATAAATAATAAAACATGAGTTTATCGGCAGATTCATCATCGCCATTGGCGGCAGAACAAATAGCACCAGCAGCATCATCAAGTAACTCGTTTGATTTTTTTTCAGATTCCGCTGCGGATGCAAGCACAGATGCAGCAGATTCTGGATACAGCATTTGGTCAATCGTGTCAGGAATTTTAATTGTATTGATTATTTGGGTTTTAATATACAATCTGTTCAATTTAGGTAAATTTACAGAAATGATTCAATCTGTTTTGAAATGGATAGGTTATTCCACCGGCGAAACCGTTAAAACAACCGCAGATGTTAGTGCCACGGGTTTAAAGAGCGGCGTAGATGTGGCAACAGATGCAGTGACCGGAAGTGTAAATATTTTAGAAAAAGGTCTCAATTTAACTCCAGAAGCCAAAATGAGAGCACAAAATCAGCAACAAGCGCAAGCCACGGCGATCAACCCTCCACCGTTCAATCCTGAAGCGGATAAAACAAATGAAGATAAAATATTATCCACCGGTCTTGCAAATTTGAAAAAAATGGCACCCATGCCATCACCCGATGACGCAACAAGTGTTACACAAAGTGGTCGTTCTAAGTCCGGTTATTGCTATATCGGCGAAGACCGAGGATTTAGGAGTTGTATACAAGTTGGAGAGAATGACCAGTGTATGTCAGGTGACATTTTTCCGAGAATGGACATCTGTATCAATCCAAATTTAAGAGCATAAATTAAATATTCATTTATTTTTACAAACATTTGGTAACATTATTATAAACAAAATTTCCGTCAAGATTCAACCACAGCTGACTATATCCGGAACACTGGTTTTCCACATGCGTTTCGTAATACATGTCGTAAACTCGCATCACTTGTTCCAGAAATTCAGATGCGCTCACTCGCATCGCTGAACTGCATGAAGCATGTTTAAAATATTCGTGCTCAAACAATGACACTTCAACATCATTTTTATTTTTTTCAACTGATTTTTCCTTTCTTTTATTACTACAACCACCACCACTACCACCACCACTACCACCACTAAAACATTCTTCGCGCGTTGTTGCGTTGAACCATTGTGCGTTTAAGAATGCAATTTGATTTGATTTGTTGGGATATATGAAACTCATATTGTCCACGTTACAGCAATAAGGATAACCACACATCAAACATTCAGAACACTGTTCTGCCCATAATCCATGCACTTTGAATGCTTTATTTTGTTCATCAAAAATAAATGTAAAATCATAATTAGTAACGTTGCAACTGATTGGACTGTATGATGAAAGTAATGGTAATGGGGGTGGTTGTTGAAGAGGAACTGGAGGAACAAAGAAATACTTTGATAAAAAAAGGAAAGTTATAAATAGTAAACACTTTACATCTTTGTACATGTGAGGAGAGTTGAATTATCAAGGCGAGGTTATTGTCGAATGTTGTATATTATATGTTGTATATTTTGATTATTCATTTGTATTTAATTATTTTAACAAAATAATATTACATAGGTCGGTGCGGAAGAGAGAAGAGAGAAGAATTCCTCGTTTTTTTTTATTTGTTATTTGTCATTTCATTGTAATGGGACCGATATTCTCTCAATATGCGTCTATTATTTTTTGTTTTTCCTGATGCTGATGTTTTTTTTGATATTTTCGAATTCTTTATTGTTTTTTTACATTTTTTAATTGAATTTTCACACTCTTTATTTTTTATATTTGATTTTATTTTTTCAACATTTTTTTCAAAATGTTCTTTATCATTCGATTGCTGTTCTTGCTCTCCTCCTTGCTGTTCTTGCTCTCCTCCTTGCTGTCCTTGCTGTTCTTGCTCTCCTTGCTGTTCACCGTCTTCGTCGTGTTCATAACCTAAAGATGCAGTATTTCCCATGTTTGAATATAAATGTAAATAACTATAAATAATAATAAATATTTTTTATTCATTATTATTCGCTATTAATTTTTATTAAATTATTTTTTATTAAATTAAACGATAAAGTAAATTAAAATGCAACTTTGGGTGCCGGTCCGTATTGCGGCCACTTTGTTCCGCCGGACTTGTATGTTCTTGTAACCTTGTAGTTGTAAAGCGGAACAGATGGATTATAACAAAGTGTTCGAACTTTGCCTGGAACATTGGAATCGCTTGTAAGTGAACAACTTACATTATTATTATTACAAATAAGAACATCACCAACTCGTTGCAAAGAGCTTGTGTTTGGATTTGTAAAGGAGTCAGTTTGAGTAGCCCAGCATCTTTTTCTTCCTGTCAACCAACGATTGCTTGCAGCATTTGCATATTGTTGTTTTTTTGTTATGTTACTACTATTTGCCTTATACTTCAATATTTCCGCCTTGCGTCTCTCGTCAAGTTTGTTATAGTCAGTTGAACATGAAGAACTCGGACTCGGAGCACAGTAACATACATTCTCAAAACGTGACCATAAACGTGTCGGATTTGGATTATATACAGTCTGTGTGTAATAATTAAATACACAACAGCTTGTTTCACAGTTATTTATATTCGAATTAGCATTTGACATTATTTTATGTAAATTTAAATTTTAAAAATATAAAATAAAATATAAATTATGTCAATATTTTATTTTATCATTTGAGTTTTGAGTATTTTTATTGGTCAGAACTTTAATATTTTATTCATTGCTGATTAGACTGATACCAGTCTATTGACAAGTAGGGTGGAATATTATTCTTCAAGTTTGCCATGTTGATGCTTGTATTTGGTCCGCTTGAAACGATTGCATTTATTTCGCTTGTTCCAATGGATGAGTTGAAATATTTCAAATCTGAAATGAATCCATTGAATCCTCCTCCGCTACAAATGAATACATCATCGTAATTTTGGTTTGGAACAGAGTCTAACATCTTGCGCTGCGTTAAACGTCCATTTACGTATACATCCAGTGTATTATTAGTAAGACGAATGACAACATTGAACCACTTATTGATTGGCATATTATTAATTACTATTTGCGGAGTAGTTGAACATGCCGGTGCGCTTATTGTATCCATTAGCACATTAATCGTATTTGTGTTTGTCAAATAAAGACCAGGTGCATTATTTGCAAAATTCCCGCTTGTGCAGCTCATAAGTGAACCGGCACCTTTGCTAAACACATGTTGCGGCGTTGTTTGAGTGACAAGTGCAGGTTTGATAAATAACCAAACAGACCACGTAAATTCCATTCCAAAAATTTGGTTGGAAGAACGAATAATTGGCATAGAATTTGTCGACGTTGGATCCTGAGAAATATGAATCTGCAATGATGCGTCAGCCATTCCGTTGAGCAACGTCATATTTTGAGATGGGGCTAGTAACCATGAGAGAAGTGCAATACTGATTCGCAATAGAATAAAAAAAATAATGATTACTAAAAGTAAAAATGCAATTTTTGCAATAAATGTATTTGATTCAAGAAAGTCTTTACTGCTAGATACATCTGACGAACCAAACGATGATGTTAATTTAGAAAAATAAGATGAAGATGGACTTGACGACGAATAGTCACTACCATATGATGATGACGAAGAAGATGGGTAACTAAATGACATGAAATATTTTTATAAATTATATATTTTATAAATTGTATATATTATATAAAGCATATAAAAATATATTTTTTTTGATTAAAAAAAGTAATTCATACATACACAATGTTTTGACAATAATTAAATTAACCAATAATCAAGTAATAAAAAATAAAATAATATGAAATTATGAAGTCTAAAATAACTATAAAGTCTAAAATTCCTAAAGTCTATTGGTAAAATAATATTTTTTGGCTTTGTTACTACTATTTAATAAATAAATTAGTAGTAAAAAATAATAATAAAAATATAATATAATAATGTCAAAAATAGTAACACATCAAATAAATGGATACACAATATTATTTATAAAGTCAAAAACTAAAACTGCATATGTTAGCGCGATTGTTGCAAATGGGTATTGTAATGAAAAAGAATCTGACATTGGAGTCAATCATTTACTAGAACACGTGTTGATGGAGTCATGGAAAAAATGCAAAAAAAAATCATGTGAACTTTATTGGATGTCAAGACCTGTATTCTTCAATGGATTTACCACGATTACACAAATGAAATATTTTATTGACGGAATGTCAAGTGAACTACCCAGAATGCTCGAATACATTATTGAAATTGTTACACATCCAACCATTTTACAAAAAAGTTTAACTGCCGAAAAAAAAATAGTAATAAATGAAATGAATCAAAAAATTAACTCGTATGATTATGGTTTCAATCAAATTGTATTAAATTCACTTTATACCTTACCAGGACTACAACAGTCAAGTAACTACTTGTTACAAAAAAAAAATGTTAAAAATATTTCATTGGATGATTTAGTTGATTATCATAAAAAAAATTATACTTCAAAAAATACATTTTTTTTTGTATCTGGAGATTTTAATCCAGCATATGTTTTAAGTGTATTCAAAACAAAACTGAAATCGGCATCATTATCGGGATCTGGACCATCGTCAATCGAAAATATTCCTTCAAAAAATCCATTTTCTTATCAATCCAAGTTATTTTTTGTTGAAAATAAGACAGAGGAAGCTAAAAATGGAGGAGTTAACTTCAATATCTATTTTCCATTGGACATTCATTTGAATAATGAACTTCTTCAACATTTGATTTTAACTTGTAGTTTGATAGAACTGGAAATATATAACATTCTTAGGATTGAACATAAACTGATATACTCAATATCTGTGAGTTCTGCCACTTACTACTTTGGCACAGTTGTGGAAATAACCGGTTCTTGTATGGAGATAAATTTTGTAAAAATACTGAAGTATATTATCGAATATTTGCGAGTGAAAAAAGTAAAGAATGTAGATTCAAAATTATTAAACAATTCGAAAAAGCTTTTGTTGCTTAACAGGAATAACCACATTAAAAACTCAATGGAAATTGCAGAGTTTTATGAGTCGCAGTATTTACTCATTCAGTTGCAACAGCGTTACAGAAATAATGAAAATGAAAAAGACCACCAAGACCAACAAGAAGATAAAAAAATAGTGTGTAAAATTTATTCTGAAAAAGAGTTTGATAAAGCTCTTGAAACCATTGATGCAACTCATGTTCGAAAAATTATAAACATGTTAGATTTCAGTAGTGTTATTATTGGATATATGGCTAAAAAAAATCTTCGTTTAACTCTCTCTGATTTTATCTGATTTTTATATTTTTTGTATTATTTATTTGACGTTGATGAATAAATAATATATTATAAAAAAAATTGATTTTTTTTTGGTATTATTTTGTTGGTGCAGGCAGGTTTATACCAGTTAACCAGTTAGAACGAATGAACAGCGGCGATAACGACAAATCATTTCAAAAAAATGAAAAACAGGATACGAAGGTTTGTATTCCTGTTGAAGTTGAAATAAAGGACGGATGCAGTCGCGCGGCATACGCTGCATCTTTGCAAATGATATTTCGTCATGTTGCCGACTTTCACATGACGGTTGTTAACATCATTTCCGAAAAATACAATATTTCAGTTGATGATATTATTAGCACGGTTACATCACATTCAAACTACAAAAATATGGTGGTCGATGAGGACCTTCACCGTTTCAGCGTCGCCGCTGCCCCCGATGTCAAACCCAAGCCGCCGCCATCATCAACAATAAAAAAAACGGATGATGGTGAAAAAAAAATGAAAATCAAGATTAAGTCAGTTCCAAAGAAGGTGATAAGCGTTGATGGTGTTGAACAATGCGATTAAGTGTGTAGTGGAGTAGTAGAAGAGTGAGTAGTGTAGTATAATTCAACTCACAAAATTAAATTCAGTTTTTTCTTTTACTTTTTCTTATTTTCTTTCTTGTACTTTTGAGTGTTTTGAGTGGTGAATGGTTTTTCGACGGACTTGACAAAGCAAAAGTAGACCACGGTTGCGAGAGTCTGTCATGTAAAAACGGTTTCAACATTTCCCACTGCATGTTACGTTCGCAAAACGCGTCTTTATAAAAGGGTGTTCCACATGATGACCCCCAAATTCCCATGAATTTCATTTCGCGGGCAAGGTCGCTGCTGATTACTTTACCATCTAATGCTCCGCGCGGCGCAAAGGGTTTCGGTCGATCTGCTTGAGACATGAATGCGCGGTCGTCCAGTTCATAATGAGAGCATACCGTTCGCGAACACAAATTTGTTTTATTCAAATAAACATCATAATGGTCGGATATTATTTGTTTTGCTAGTTCAACATCAATATTTCCTTGGTGATGGCGCATGAGTTGTTCTAAGCGAACACGCCTAGCTCCTTGATGACGTCGAATATCATCAAAACCGCTGTTGACGCTTTCCAAGTTTCTTATTCGTGGGTCGTATGCTGCGTTAAATCCGATAAAGTAACCATTTTTTGTTCTACTGACCGGTGTGTATTTCAATCCCAACTCTATTCTCAGAATTTCATTTGTGTTGGTGTCTCCAAAGTACCACGTTGATGCATAGTCGCCCGAGTTATTTGTTGTTAAATACTTCACATAGTCATCTAGCGTGTTTCCGTATTGCATAGCATATCTCACGCGACAGCAAATTGGGTCGTTATTTTCATACGCATTGAATCCACCCAGTGTTGTTTCCGTTCCAAAAATTCCGCTGGTGCAAGTAAAAAAGTCAGTTCCGCTAAATATGTACCCTGGTCCTCCTTGAAACAACATTCGGTGTCCTTTTGACGGTGTTATGCTTATGATTATGTTGTAGTATTGTCCAGATATAAAATTATCAAAGGTATTGTGCGCGCACACTATTTTACCATCAGAAGTATAGGAGCCAACGGCAATAAATGCAGAACAACGGTCTTGAGCTCCGCCTTCCCTGGCACTCATTCCTTTTTTACTTCCTGAACCCGCCCCGATGTCACCCATTTGCAATATTTTTTCATATTTTGCAATCAACTCGGCATTGTCGTGCGATTTCAAGACTTCATTCAATGATGCGTACAAATATTCTAAACTCACGTAACAGTTCCATAGTACGATAAAGTCGATTGACTGTTGAGACCCACGTGCAATGCCTTCCATTTCTTCATAGAGTTCTGGATAATTCTGTTTTATTTTTGGTTTAAAAAAATCATTTGATATTTCGATAAATACGTCGATTGGCCTTCCAAAATCTTCATACAAACTATATTTCAACATTTCGTGCACTTCCGCTAATTCATTTTTCAACAATTGTCCGTGCGCATAACCCCGTTGATATGGAGGCCCCGAAATCGATACGCACTTCCACCCATTCAGTTCATATTTCGAACCGTTGCTTATTTTATGGACGCTTAAATTTGTTTTTTTTGTAGTATTTTTATGTTTCATAATAAATTAATAAATTAATAAATAAGTGTAATATATATACATTATATTAATTTATTATTTATTTTCTTAAACTGCGTTTATTATTTATCTTTTTTTGTTTCACCCCTTGTTAGTTGTGTTAGTTGTGTTATTTGGTCTCTAAGTTTTTTATTCTCCTCTTGCAACCCCCTCAAATGTATTCTTAAAACTCTTAAATTTCTTCTTACAGTTGCATCATCCATTAATGAAACTGAAACCTCATCTGCATCTCTTTGCTCTTGTGGCGACGATTCCATCGCGATGGGGGATGTGGGTCTAAGTGGTGGTGTGGGTGTGGGAACGAGACTCGCATAAGTGGGTAACATTGATACTTTATACGCATTCCACCATTGTTGTGAATTCCACCATTCTTCATTAATAAACTCGTAGGGAAAATATTCAGTGTTATATATATAACGAGTAGGACCTTGAAACTGATTTGTAGTAACTGGTTCAGTTTTTTTATGGTTGTTGGTCTTTGGTAAAAATGGATTCCATTTTAATATATCTTCGATAAATATTTTAAAATTATGGGATGCCAAAGTTAAATATGTTTTGTCGTCGCAATCTATACTACTACTAGCAAAAGAGAAGAAACCATCCTTTTTCAGTAAAATAATAGTGGTATCAGGTGTATCAGGTCTAGGATTTTCGCATGATGTATACACAACAACATTCTTACCTTTTATACCAGCATCCAGTTGTTGTTGTATTTCATCAGATTTTTCATATTCTTTAATCATATCATTAATCTCAGCATAACCAGGTATAACGACTTTTTTTTCTGGTGCATCTTTTTTAAGTATTCTTGAATAATCCAAACAATTGTATATTTTGCCGCCATATTGCATTCGTCTTTTATGTTTTGTTTGTTTTTTTTGTCTTTTATGTTGTTTTTGTTGTTTTTGTTTTGTTTTTTTAAATCTATTATATCTCATCATTTGATACAATATAAATATATATATACATCATTATTTTTTTTCTAAAACTGCATTTATTCATTTTATTTTGAGTTATTACGTTTTAATTTATATATTTTTCTATTTTTCTCTCTAATGTTTCACACTCTCTTCTAATTTATCGTAAATATATTATTATATATTTTATATTATCATTCAGTCGTCTGGTGGTAAACACTTTCCATCATTTTCATATTCATTGTTTACATTTAGAGCGTATTTAAATTGTATTAACCCGATTAATAAGTTACACTCATTAAAACAAGTGGTGATGTTTTGATGATAAGACAATTCAAATGTTAAATTATTTTGTGATTTTGTTTGAGACAGCCAATACACTCTATCATATGAATTCACATTCCAATATGGCAAATACTGTGAATAATTTATATACGGGAATGGATGCGGTGGCACATTTTGAGGATATTTAAAACCAGAATACTGATATTGAGGACTGACTGGCGTATTCTGTTTCCACCAATCCTCTGTATCAACACCGTACAATGTGGAATTATTTAGATTTTCGACAATTCCTTCATGTTTGTTGAAATAATTGTAACATTGCACTAGCTGATTCGTGAATGATTGTATAGAAGAATGTTGCCATGCCACTATTATGTTTTTTCCTCGTAAATGTTCATTGGTGAAAATATTTATTGCAGTTGTGGCATCATATGGTTGTGCACAATTATCATAAGAAAACATGTACACTGGAATGTTCAATAACCATGCACTTAAAGTCAATGTTTGCTGAGATCGGATTGATACATTCCCGGTGTCGTTTATGTCCATCTTCTCAAGTGGAATTACAATCGCTGTTATGGGAAAGCCATTGTATCCCAAATTATTAATAAATTTTGGAATATAAATGGAACGATAAATTCCATTGCAGTCCAAACTATAATATGTATTCTCATTTGTTGGTGTATTATAATTATCCACAGCTTTCTCAGCATGGCGAATGATGAAAATGTTGGAAGGACCCATAGGAAGATTCAAATAATTATTTGGATTTGTCAATTGTAACAAATTATTTTGAACGTACATTGGTGTAAATGATTTTTGATAGGTCTGATACACGCTGTACATAATGTCTTCGTTCGTAAATGATGTACTGCTTCTCACATTGGATTTTGTCAATGTAGTTGTGGTTCCATCAGAAAATTTATTTATAGGACAACCATTCTTACATTCAGGCATAGATTGTTGAGTTTTATTCATTTTAAACAAATAATTGGACATCGTTTGTGTTCGTGTGTTCGTATATATTTTGCATATTTTATTATCTATAATATTTTTTCTAAATACAACAAATACAACATCGTAAAATTAAAATGAATTAAATAATTGATAATAACATTATTAAGTATTTAAAGATTATACGAATTAAATATTTATATTGAAGATTAATTTTTTTGTGTTTAAAAAATTGCATCAATGTCTGATAATGTTTTGACGATAAAAACGGTTCAAATTGCGCCATTTCGAACACTAATGACGGCGTTAAAGGATATTCTTCTTGAAACGAATATTACGTTTCAAAAGGATGGTATAAGAATTATCAACATGGACAAGTCGCATACCATGTTGGCGCATTTGTATCTTGCTGCCGAGAATTTTGAAATGTATGAGTGTAGCAAAGAAAAGATTATTATTGGTGTCAACATGTTTCATCTTTTCAAGCTTATTAACTCGATAGACAATGATGACACGCTTACGATATATATTGAAAACAAAGATTACAATGATGGTGTTGTTTCATATCTCGGGTTGAAGTTTGAAAACGGAGATATCAAACAATGCAAGACGCAAAAACTTCGCTTAATTGAACCTGACCCTGAAGAACTTGTAGAACCCAACGTCGTTTTTTCATCTGTCATTAACTTGCCTTCTTCTGATTTTCAGAAAATAATTAGAGATTTGTCTTGTATATCAGAAAAGATTGAAATCAAATCTGTGGGTAATGAATTAATTTTTCGTTGTTCTGGGCAGTTTGCGACTGCAGAGGTTCGGCGCGTTGAATCTGATGACAGCATGAAATTCATTCATAAACAGGATTCAAATAATATTATTCAGGGTGAATTCTCTCTAAAAAATCTTGGATACTTTATAAAATGTACGAATTTGTGTAATCAGATTGAAATGTATCTTGAAAACGACTTACCACTCGTGGTGAAATATTATGTGGCGAGTTTGGGAGAGATTAAGTTGTGCTTGTGTCCTTTGCCGTCTTCATAGGTTGAGTCGAGCTCGTCCGTCTGTCATACGAACGATGGATGATGCTTGGCTTGGCGCCGCCGCCCTACATTTTATTCATCATCATCAATGTTGGTAATATCAGCGTCGTGGTCATCGGCAGCAGCATTTGTGGCAACGGAAATGGAAACGGTTGATGACGGCGAAGATTCTAGTCCCATGTATTTATCTAAATACCTAAATATTCGCGATATGTCAAGTTTTCCAATGTCATAGTTGTCGAGCATTTCGTGAATTTCATCTTCACTGTATTTATATTTATCTCTCAATGATAGAAAATATGAAAACATATCTTTTTGATCCATGGCAAGTTGTTGACATAAGTTTTGTACAAATAGCGAATTATTATATTCTGTGCTATATTTTGTTAGAACCTTTGTAAATCGAATCTCACTCAAAGCGTTTTTATATTTTTTTTTAAATGGTTCGTGCTCATGATAGAGTTTATTATTATAAAAGGTTTTAATCAGCGAACTCATCTCATTAAATTGCCAAATTTGTTTTTGGAATGTGATTCTATCAACATAATCTGCAAAACAAATGTTATTAAGAACCATCTTGTAAAAGCGAATAGAATCCGACTTTTTATATTTTGAAATTGCATCAATTACATTTTCATGCCAAAGTAATCCAACAATTGTTCTATCGGTTTCATTGAGTAATGTCCCGTGTTGTTCAATTGGATAGTTGAAATTGAAAAGTTTTTGCGTAAGCTGTTTGCTGTCTTCATTATACGTTTTAGGCTGAAAAATCATTTTTATGACATCACCATTTAAAATATGTTCGTTGTTGTTTTTTAATGCATTTCTCTCCACATCCTGATTATAAATATTATAAACCGTCGTCAACTTTCTCAGGTCACCTTGTATAAAATCTAAAATATTATTAGTTAGCGTTGCATCAAGCGTCGGCATTAAACTAGAAATAATTTGTAACATTTGATTTTTTTTTGGAGTCTTCACTTCAAACGTGTGGCAAACTTTCATTAATTCTTTTATTTTTTTATCCGCATGATAGTTGCCAATACAAATAATTGGATTTATTGTCGACTCTTCTAGTTTTTGTTTTTTTGTTTTTTTAGGTCTAACTAATTTGATGAGAGATGTGATTCCGCCTTTGTCTCCATTGTTCATTCCGTCGATTTCATCCATAACAATAACAATTCGTTTTACTTTTTTATCAAACATGGACATAATATTGCGATTAGACATGTTGTGTTTTGCAATCGTTTCAATAATTGATTTGTTTCGAATATCGCCTGCATCGTATTTAATAACGTCATAACCAATGTCATTCAACATGGATGTTACAAATGCAGTTTTACCGGAACCCGGATTCCCATAGATGTAAAATCCTTTTTTAATATTATCGTTAGAATTATTATTTTGAATGTGTTCAAGTATACCTTTGATATCATTATAAATTTGCGTTCTGTCAAGTATTTGAATCAAATCAAGTTTATCCATTCTTGGTATATGATTGGATTGGATTGATGACTGGTGTGTTTAGATGTATATATTATTATTTTTATGTTTATATACCTAATGAACTAATGTTATAAGTAATTTTATAAATAATTAAATTGAATTTGATTTAAAAATTATTTATTAACGATTCTTATATAAGCACATTATGGACGACAATTTACAAAAGTATAAGGACGAAATCGCCAATTCTAAAGATGAAATAAAAAAACTCAAAGCGACGATTGAAAAACAAGCAATCAAACTGCGTGAAAATTATAATGAAATCACCAAATTAAAGGATGAAATTCACTCCTCGAAAGTCACCAATTCATCCCTTGCAGAAGGAGCGTTACAACTCCGCGAACTCCTCATGAGCGAACATCAGGGCAGCACAGTCGGCGAGATGCTTGGATTTTGCTTTAAAGACATCACTAGGAATTATCCAAAGGACTGCGATGACGATACTGATGACGATGACACTGATGACGTCAAAAAAAATCATTCTTCATGACGATTACAACAGTTTATCAAGTTGTTCTTTTAATTCATGGGGAATGCCAACAGGACTATTTTTTTCAAGTTGTTCAAAAAACTCAGTAATGCGCATTTTAAACTCTGTTATCTCTTCCGGTTTGTAAGAAAACAGTTGCGTCCATTTGCGCTGATCATCATCATCGGTATCATTCATGTACAAATCGGAAAGTGACGGGTGTTCGCCAAATGCGCTGCTTGGGGATGACGGCGATGACGGCGACAACGACTGTTTTTGTAAAAATATCCATTTTAATATTTTAGAATTTTCAGAAAATCCATTCCATATAAATTTATCATTTTCATCTTTTCTGAACCAGTTCACTAGATAAAATTGCGGAGGCACCTCCAACTTTTTCATGAAATCAATCCAGTGTTGAAAATATTCGCAAATATTATAACCGATGAACGGGCGCATCGACATTGGGTCAAAACGAATATTTCCCACTTTCGCCTCCAAATTCGCGCTCGTTTCTTCGCTTGATAGCGTGGCTCCGTAAAATATCCCCTGGTAAATGTCACGCGCCTTTGATGCAAGCGGTATGCACGAACGGCGACGTCCTCCAAAAATGATTGCATGAATGGGTACCAGCGCATCATAATTTGATGCAATCACGGGACAGTTTACAATCGGGCACGTGTATCGCGCGTTAGAATGTGCCGCTGGCAACACATTGGTCTCTCCTTTCCAGTTTGTGAATTGTGATGGCGGCGCAGGTGTAAGTCCTTCCCACCACACGTCCGTTTTTCCATCTTCATTGACAAATGTTGCGCAGTTGGTAAATAAGCAATTCTTTGAAAGAGAAGCGACTGCGTGCGGGTTGCTGTGCGTGTTTGTGCCTGGAGCGACACCGAAAAATCCATTTTCAACGCTTTGTGCGTACAACTGTCCATCTATTTCGTGTATCCACACAATGTCGTCGCCCAGCGTTTCAAATGTCCAACCTTCGTCGCATAATTCTTTGCACGGCGTAATCATTGCCAGGTTTGTTTTGCCGCACGCACTTGGAAAAGAAGCGAGAATATATTTTACTTCTTTATGCGGCGGCGGTGATGTCATTTTCAACAACAGGCAGTGTTCTGCAAGCCAACCTTCTCGTTTGCCTAAAACACTTGCAATTCGCAAAGCGTAACATTTTTTACTCAAAATTGCATTTCCGCCATATCCTGAGCCGTATGACAACACAAATGGTGATGGCGAATGATCGGTAAAATGACAAATGTACTTCATGTCGTTGCTTGCCCATTTCGCATTATGAAAGTCGCATTCGCCGACGGTGTGAATGCACGGAACAAACATGTCATCGTCACTAGTCGCATCCATGACCGGTTGTCCTGTGCGGCACATGATTTGCATGTTGATACAGGCATACTCAGAGTCTGTAATTTGTATGCCATATTTTGCATATTTACTACCGACCGTTCCTAAACAAAATGGAATAACATACATGGTTCTTCCAACCATGACATTTGTCATGCGCGAAATCATTTCTTTAAAACACTCGTCAACGTTCCACGCATTATTTGTGTAACCCGCGCACGATGAAGAACAAATAAAAGTGCGCGATTCCATCCTTGCAACATCTGTCGGATTTGAAAAAAAAGCATAACAATTTTCTCTCGCTGTAATTTCAACTACACTTTCATTGCATCTATTTTTCATTTTATTGATATAATACTGCATGTCTTTTCCCAATACCCACTCAACATTTGAAGGTTTCAATATATTTGCCCACGTGGTTATAGTGTCGTTTATATTTTTTTTTACAACCATTTATCGTGTCGCGTTGTCTAGCGTCGTTCGTGTGTGTATATATATAGTATATAATATACGTTTATATTATATATTCATAATTTTAATTATAACCCAGAAACCCAGTGATTCCATCCCTCCATCTCCATCCATTTACCTATTATGAACATTGAAAAGTATTTGAAACACCAGACCAGTTGAACGACGGTGATGTTTTTATACAACCTTGTGCAGTTTGATATTTATTACATAAACCATCTTGTATTGTAATTTTTTTGGTGTTGCCACATGGATTGTAACTGTAACTACCAATGTTACAATTCTTTCCATCACTATCAACTGTCCAGTAGTCTGGACAGTCTGGAATAGACGGTGGCCAACTGATATTGTACTGCGAAGTATATATACTGTAGCCAATAAATCCCAGTGTTGCAACAAATATCAGCACTGCTGTCCATAAAACAATCATTTGAAACGTCATTTTATTTGAAAGTTGTTATTTTATATATAAATAAATATATTAAAATAAAATTGAAATGAATATTTAAATTAGTATGATTTTTTATTAAAATAATTTCATACTAATTTAGATATTATTAAACATTTTAAAATACTTATATAATTTATAATATTTTATAATAGTAACAGAGGTATCTGAATGAATTTTCCTAAACAATTTTCAAACGGACGAATTGATATTGAAGGACCTAGTCCGAGTGCACAATTTGCCCTTTTTGACAGAATGCCGATATCTTCCCAGTGCACTTCGTATATGGATGCAATGACGGGTAACTGGAATGATACGCCAATGTCATTGGCATTTTTCAGTGACAAGAATATACAAATTATTCAGAATGGAATTCGCGCCGGTGTTTACAATCAAAGTGGTGGTAAGTATGATATTGGACCACAAGACTGCGACAATTTGAAAATGATTATGCGTGCCATATATTTAGAAAGTGCAATGAATCAGCCAACAAATATTACTGAACAAATAGCCTCATTGAACAATCTCGTGTGCAACTGGTGCATACCTCGCCTTATTAGCGAAGCGCGAGCATACATCAACTATAAGCGCGATGTCTCTAACATGTACACGCTCATTCCTCCTCCAACTCTTTCAACTATGAAAGGTAAAACGCTCGAACTCAACCCATGGTTTTAACAAAAAGTGTCACCATTTTCTGAATCTATGGTCTGGTCTGTCTGAATATATGATTTACTAAATTATTTATTTACCATCATAAAAAGGTTTGGTTAATATATTATGGGCAATCAAAATAAAAATAATTAAAAACATTGTAATGTACGAACCAGTGTGTATTTTCTCTTTAATAATAAATTTATTTATCAGGATTGCTGATACCACACTGCATATTATCAATGTACATTGAACAATTATAATACTTTGTTTTTTCCCTAAATAGTAAATAGTAGG